ACAAGAAACGATTAGAACGCTCAAAATGGAAATGCTTGGGGATAGTGAACAGATGAAATGTGCTAAACAAATAGCAATAGAAGCCCTTGAAAAACAAATACCTAAAGAGCCTATTAAAAAATATGATTGTAAAAATTGTATTCACGATGAAATATGCCCTGTATGGGATGATTATAATGACGAACCTTGCAAAGACGGATATAGAGGTTTTTGTCATAATTATGATAAATTTAAAGACAAATCACAATATATTGAATTACCTTGTAAGGTTGGCGATAAAGCCTATAAAGTTATTAGAAGTGAACATTTTGGCAATCATATTCAAGAAATGACAGTAAGAAAATTTGGAATGTTTGCTCATACAAATTTTGAGATGATTTTTGGAATGGAAAATAATTGGGATGTCTTTTTTGATAAATCTAAAGCAGAAGCAAAATTAAAGGAGATAAATGGAAATGAATAACGATTGGATAAGTATTGACGAAGCTTTACCTACTCACAATTGTAAAGTTCTTGTTTTTAAAAAAGGAGATAAACCTTACCTTAATATAACAGAAACATTTAACTATGACAGCAATGAAAAAGTATTTTATAATTATTATTGGAGTGATTACGAAGAAATTACTCCAACATATTGGAAATATATTTATTTACCAGACGGAACAGAGGCATTATAGAAAAATTGAATGAAAGTTCAAGAGAAAAAGATTGACAAAATAAAAATAATATGTTATAATTATGTCAACAAAATTTAAAGGAGAAATTTTTATGACAAAAGATAATCGAACCTATGAAAATATGTTAGGTCAAAATACAGGTTATAAAGACGTTAATAATAAAGAAATTCATTGTGGTGATATTATAAAATATCCAAGATATAGTGATTCTGATATTTTTTATGTTGGCAAAGTTAAATTTGGTGAATGGTATCAAGACGGAAGTGATAATGAATATGCTCCTGTTTTGTGTTGTGGCTTTTATATTGAGCGACAAAATAAAAAATGTATTTTTCCTAATTGGGTTGATGCCGATGACATTGATAAATTTTATTTAAAAGATTATGATAAAGAACAAAGTTTGGCAATGATTGCAAAGGACAAAGATTATGGTAATATAGAAATTATAGAGGAAATCAATAAGATACACGCACATTGACAAGAGGATGGTATTGACACTATTGGAGGAAAATGAATGAATGGTTATTTAGATTTTGATTTAATGAAAAAATATCCTAATAAATACAACTTAACACCTAAAAATATAAAAACAGTCAAAGTATTGGATTGGGATAGGCTTAAAGAACATACTTGGCACAATAAAGCTTTGTATAATAGAGCAATGAATAGTCCTTGTTGGTGTCATCTTGAGGGTTGTCAAAAGGAAGGGTACAGATTTGATGATGAAATTGAGTTTTGGATAGGATTTTATGAAAATGGAAAAGTTGATTGTAGTTTTACTACTTATGGTGGTATGTGTAGTTATAACTTTACAAAATTTTATTCAAAGAGAAGTATTGAAACACCATATTATATGCAAATGCAAGTGAATACAATTAAATATCTAAATATGTTAATCGATGAGAAAATTATTTCTCCACCAAACGAATAATATACTCTTATAGGTATAGAGGAGTGAGTTAAATGAGAATATTATATCCTAATGGGTATATTATTGTAAATGAATACGCCCATACATATCAAATTTGTGATTATCTAAAAAATTATCCTATTTGTAGTATTACTGTTTATTATAATCAAGCAGAAATCGATAATTTAATTTCAAAGTATCAAAATTGGTTTAAATTTTCTCTTGTTTCAGATAGAATATTTGGTGAGCCAAAATTAAAAAAGCCTAAAGAGTTAAACAACATAAAACAAAGTGGAAATATTAGCTTTTGTCGTAATAAATGTAAATGCCCCTATTTTATAAAAGGCGACGATATTTATATTAAGCACCAAGATTATTTTTCTAAAAGTTTTGAACCACCGATAGAAGATATGGGCGCACCATTAAATGTTATTTTAAATAAATATTTCAATAAAAATAAAGCAAATAAATTTGTATATCCTGACTGTTGGGGAGATGTAGTTTTACGCAATGAAGCTTGGATAAAATTAGAAAACATAATGTTATTTGTTAATGATTATATTCCAAGTCAACTCGCCTATATGGTATGTCAACAGCAAAAAGAGTACCATAAATTTGAGGATGATTTAGATACGGAATGGGAAATATTTTATGAGAGATTATTTAGTAAGGTAAGAAAAACACTTGACAATCAATCTGTTTTATGATATAATCAAACCATACTAATTAAAGGAGTGTTTATTATGTATTTGCACAAAAGTTTAGACGAAAATAGAATTGAAAAGAAAACGCCTTTCTTTGAGGCAGGAGATATTGTCTATTTTATTAATTATGATAGAAAAGTTCCAAAAATAAGCAGACATTATCGAGTTGATGTTGGTATGGTTTATGATGATTGCTTTTGGAATAATGAAGTAAAAATTTCATTGCTTGTGTCAAAAGACAATAGATTAGTAAATGGTGTACCTTATAATGATTTTAAGACACCTACAAAGATTATGTCTTTTGAAAAGAATGATAAAAATTTAAAACATTATGAGATATATGATAAATATGTTGATATTACTTATCAAAAGAGTTCTTTTTTTATAAAGACTTAAATATTTCAAATCGTGATAAGATTGTAAAATATGTATTAAGTAAAGATTTAGTTCCATTAGCCGAAATAGATAATAGTCATATAAGTCTTATATATGATGACAATGGCAAAAGCTATTATTTAACAAGAAAATACGATGAACATTTCAATCCATATATTTATGTTCCAAAATATTGTAATCAATATGTATGGGAAAATGAAGATAAATTATATTATTCAAATATTTTTTCAGTAGGTTTTGATTATAATAAAATAAAAACTCTTTGTGATAAATTAAATAAATTGCAAATTTTACATAAAGAAAAAATTGATAATATGATAGAATTAGATTTTGTTATTGAGGAAATTGATGATGTTTGTGGCAAATACAATAAAATGTATTGTGATGATATTTATTATACACAAGCAGTAAAACAATGGCTTTTAGCAAAGAAAAACGCAGATAAACTTTGTGTAAGATTATATTGTGGAGATATTCAATGGAAATATGAACAAAATTCAAGATGGCAAAAGGTTGATAAAGATGAAATCAACTCTATAATCTTTATGAATAAGAGGTCACAGGAGGTTTGATATGGAGTATTTAATTACAAATGGCAATTATTATATTGGTGGAGATAAAAATGGCACACGCACACTTACAACGAATATAAATAATGCTTGTGTATATTCTACTAAAGCAAAAGCAGAAAACGAACTTGAAAACGCTGTTAGAAGTAAAAATGGCTGGTCTTTAGCTGTAAATGATGAATGGTTTATTAAAGGTAGACAAGATGTTGAAATAACTAAACCTATTGAAATGGCTAAACCTATTGAACTTGATTTTGATTTTCATAAAGAAATAATTGAGTTGCAAGATAAAATAAGTCAACTTGAACAAAGAAAAGAATATTTGAAATATCTTATGAGTAAGTATGATAAAGAAATCACCGATATTGAACATTGTGCTGAATTTTATAATCTCAATGCAAGTCAAGGATATAAACTTTATAAAATGTTACATAATGTAACCAATAAGCGTCGAGAAGTTAAAAATGAATTTAATTCAATTTATACAATCTTATATTCCAAAATAACAAGTGCTGAAATTAAAAATATAAACAAATCAATTTATAATATATACAACAACCAACAGTATTCAAATAGAGTATTTGACGATTTATTTGATATAGTAAAGTGAGGTATATAAAATGTTTAATGTGTATAAAAAAGAGACAGATGAAATTGTAGATGTATATGATGTAAGAACAGATAGAGCAGGTTATCCTATGTTTCTAATTTTTGAGAATAATCAATGGAAGTATAGAAGTGCAAAGTATTTTAAACCTTATGTATGTTGGGTGAGAGCCGAGGAGGATATTTAATAATGAGATTATGGCATTATGAATTATTAAGTGTTTTGCCTCGTTGTCAACTCGTATCACAATTAAGGGAGTGTACTGCTATTGCTAAAAACATTCATAAATATGGTACACCAAATCATTTACTTGTGAATAAAATTTCTGATTATGACATTAGAGATTTTAATATCTATTGTAATAAAGTTATTTATTATATGTTGCAAAGAGGTTATAATGTTTCAAAAAGCACTTTAGATAAACTTGAGGAATATACAAATTTTAGACTTGTAGGTTCTCCCTCACTTGAATATTCAACAGTATTTAAAGATTGGCACAATAAAGAATATTTAAGAATTTGTATGGCTAACCTTTATGAAAAACATATCAGTCAAGGCGAAAGTCAAATAACGGACGAAGAATGGCAAAAAATAATAGATAAATATAAAAAAATTACGAAAGAGGAATATAAAGTTTGACAGTAATTGTAAATAACGAAAAAAATTCAAATGTTAAATTTATACTACAAGAAAAAGACTACATAAATATTATCTATGGTGGAGAATATTGGGCATTGAGCCGACTTATAGATAATAAAAATATCAACCTTAAAGTAGTGGCATAATTATGAAATTTGACATTGAAAAAATAAATGAACAACTTAATACTGAAGATGTAAAAAAAGTGCTTTATTCCCTTAATAGTGATGTTTTTAAAGAGGACGAGGAACAGATAATATTTTATTCGGCTTGTCATAATAAAGAGCCTTGTGACCCCTCACATAAAGCTAAATTATATTATTATAAAAGTTCAAAGACTTTCACTTGTTATGTGTGTAGTGAGAGTTTTGATATTTATGATTTAGTCAAAAAGAATAAAGCATTATTTAACGAACAATGGTCTTTTCCTAAATGTGTTAAATATGTTTGTGAAATTGCTAATATACCATTTGATTATAGTGGTGAAATAAAAGAAAATCCTAATAAATATAATTGGCAAAGTAGTTTGGCTAAATTTATGGGCAAAAATAAAAACTTCAATGCTAATTATTATAATAGGAATGTATTGTTATTTTTTGAGCCGATATATCATCAATCTTGGCTTGATGATAACATTTCTATTAAAACAATGGAAAAATATAATATAGGTTATTATCCTTTGCAGGACTGTATTACTATTCCTTGCTTTGACGATAAGGCTAATTTAATCGGCATAAGAGGTCGTTTTTTAAATCCTGAAAGTCAAGTTAAATATTTGCCGATTAGATTATTAAGTGGTATTGAATATAAATTCCAAACAAATAATTACTTATACGGTATTTGGTACACAAAACAGGCAATTAAATATCATAAAAAATGTGTTTTGTTTGAGGCTGAAAAAAGCACCTTACAATGTGATACTTATTTTGGAGAAGATAATTTTTCTGTTTCGCTTTATGGCTCGGCAATGAGCAAACAAAAAAGAGATATTATTCTTGAACAGGGCGTAAATGAGGTTATTATTGCTATTGATTTTGACTATGATACAATATTAGATGAAAATGGCAATAAAACAGAAGATTTTACTCAATTTGAGAATAAAGTTTATAAAATTTCAAAATTTTTTAAAGGCTTTTGTAAGGTATCGGCATTAGTAAGCTATGGTGGGCATAATTATAAAGATAGTCCAAGCGATTTAGGAAAAGAAAAATATTTAGAATTATATAGAAATAGAGAAGTGATTTAAAACTTTGGTGCATTTTAACTAAATTTTTAAGTCACTTTTTGTTGATTTTGCTTAAATAATAAATTTTTCTTGACTTTTGGCAATATTTGTGGTATAATTCAAGTAAACTTAAAGAAAGGAAGTTTTGAAGATGTTTACTAATTGTATAAACATAAAACACAAAAACTCGCAAACAAAAACTCAAATTGAAAATGCAATTAAATACTTTGAAAAGTGTCTTGTTGATATTCAAAGCAATGGTAGTTGTTATGAACAAGGTGCTTATGAAAATACAAAAATTGCATTAAAGTCATTAAAAACAAATCTTAAATTGTTGGAGGAAATAAAAAATGCCGATTAATGTTAAACTTAATAAAGAAAAAGAATTTTCTAATACCCTTGATTTTCATAAAGATATTCAATATGGAGATGTATTTGAATATTGTGACCCAAATGATTATAATATTAGTGATTACAAATGGTATGGAATGAAAGTTGGCAAAGAAGCTGATAATGGTGTTTGGGTTGATTGCATTGTTGACCTTGATACTTTTGAAATTTATACAGATATTGAACATTATAAATTTTTGGAAATTATTGATTGTAGTTTGGTGAAAAATGCAGATTAAACCACTTTATAAAAACACAGATTATGTTACAATTTCAGATTATCTTGCTAAATGTGGAGTAGTTAATACACAAAAATGGCTTTCACACAAAGCGTTAGAAAAGTCAAGTGATTATGACAATATAGATGAATGGTGTGAAAAATTAAATTATGCTATTAACGAAAAAGAAAAATTTTATTTATTAGTTGATAGCGACCTTGACGGATATTTCAGCAGTTCAATGTTTTACATTTATTGTAAACACATAAACCCTAATGTCAATATTATTCCTATATTTCATACAGAAAAACAACACGGAATTGATAAAGACAATTTAAAATATCTTAAAAGTCAAGAGCCTTCGATTTTAGTAGTCCTTGACGCAGGTACAAACGACATTAAACAAGATAAAAAGTTGACTGAACTTGGTTGGCAAATTCTTTGTGCAGACCACCATAAACAAGAAAAAAAAATAAATTCTTATTGTCTATTGGTTAATAATCAAGTAAGTAATAAAGTTGTCAACAAGGGTCTTTCAGGTACAGGTGTAGCGTGGAAAATTTGTAAAAGATATGACGAACTTTATAGATATAATTTTAGCAAAAAGTTAATATCTTATGTTGCCATTGCAAATATAGGTGACAGTATGTCTTTTACATTTGCTGAAAATGAAACATTTAGGCATTGGGGTATGTTATCTATCTATAAGGTACTCAAGCCTTTTGTGGCTAATCTAAACAGAAATGACGAAACCGATAATAAGGCTTTTTCTTTTGGTTTAATCACAAACATAAACTCTCTTATTCGTTTAGGAACACAAGAAGATAAGGCAGAATTATTTAAAGCATTATGTGGCGAAATTGACTCGGCAGAAACCATTGATAAATGTAAAAAGTTACATAATAAGCAGTCGAGCGAAACAAAAAGACTTTTGGAACATTCAGTTGAAATTATAGATAATAATAATAAATTTGTAATTGCAAGAATACTCGAAAAGACAACACTTACAGGTCTTGTAGCAAACAAAATGATGAGTATTTATGAAAAGCCGATTTTTTTAACTCACAGCAGAGATAATGGAGAATTGGCAGGAAGTGTTCGTAGTCCTTTTGAAATCAAAGACCTATTGCCCCAAGAATTATTTAATTATAATTTAGGGCATAGTTGTTCATTTGGTACTTCTTATCAAAAAGAAAACGAGCAAGCATTAATTGAAGCCTTAAATAGCCTTGACATTCTGTCAGAGCCTTTACAAGCCGTTTTTATATCTACAACAACAAAGGATATACCTAACTACTTATATGACTTTATAGACGATTACAGAGCGTATTTTGGAATGGATATACCTATACCAAGAATACATATAAAACCTTTTAGTCTTTATAATGATGAAATTCAGGTATTGGGTGCAACACAAAGGACTATAAAATTTAAGCGAAACGGCATTGACTTTATTTTATTTAATTGTTCAAACAAACTTAAAGAACAATTAAAACTTAATAGTCAACAAAAACAAATGGTTACTCTTGAATTTATAGGTGAGCCTTGTTATAATGAATTTAGAGGGCAACGAAATAAACAATTTATTATTGACTCAAATAATATAGAAATAAGTTATAATAAGAAAAGTTTTGAGGATTTTATGTAATGACAAAAAATAAAGAATTAAAGAAATTACAAAGAACAGCAAATAAATATGTTCAAAAATTGAATAATAATATTTTAAATGATGATTTATGGCGAGGAAGATTTATTGTTCGACAAGTTAATCGTTATGATTATAGGTACGGAGATGGAAGTGGCTATCATTTTACTATAAAACTTGAATTTAAAGATTTGAAAACAGGTCAAACAAAAATCTTTTATGAGCCATTATATTTTGCAAGTTTTTTAATTGGAAATAATCTTTTTAGTTTAATGAACGACTTTATTGTAAAAGATTGTGATATATGGAGTAAAGAAACAACACAAGAATTAAAAAATGACAAAACAATTTATAGGAGAAAATAATTATGAAACTTATTATGGATAGTGATTTGACAAAAAAAGAAAATCTTATTGAGTGCGAAGATTGTGGTAGCGTTATTGAGGTTAGCAAGGAAGATTGGCAAATTGGCGAATACGGACTTGAATATTTTGAATGTCCTAAATGTCATAAAAGACAATATCACTCTATGGGAATTGATATTGATGAAAACAATATTGAATATCCAAAGCATTTTGATACAAATGACGGCTATCTTGAAACAGAAGAAAATGCAACCAACGAGGAAATAACAGAGCTTTGTCGAAAGGCTATTAAAGAATTTAAAGAAACTAAACAAATTGTAAAAATGTATCTTAAAAATACCGTTGTTACTGTATTTGATAATGTAGAGGAACAGGCTTATGAAGTTGTAGCAGCAAGAAAGCCTTATCATACTTATGTTCCATATAAAAATTAAATAAGGACTTATTTTAAAAGGGAAGGAGGCATATGATTGAAACGAAACTTAATAATTTCAGTATTAGGAACGGCAGGGTTGATTTCTTTGCTCTATTATATGATAAAATTTTGTTCAATTATGAACAAAACTGAATTTATGTGTTGGACTATTGTATCTGTTATTATTATTATAACTATTATAATAGGAATTGTTAATACGTTTAAATTAAATAAAGTTCAGAAACAACTTTCTTGTCTAACTGAAATTATAAAGGCAGAAAGAGAGATTATTGAAAAATATCATTATGACGAATTGTCGGCTATTGAAAATAATCTTGAAAGCATATTAGATTTAGATAGGAAGTGACTGACATAGCGTGGTATGAACACTATAATTATGATAATCAACAAGAATTGATATTAAAATTATGTAAAAAATTTAATATTTCTTATCCAAATGTAAGATATAATTGTTTCGGTCAAACGGATGTCACTTTTTTGCAAGGACTTTATGAATATTTGGTCGAATTAGATATAAAAAACGAAAATTTTATAATTAAGCGTAAAAATAACAAATCAAATGGCTATAAATCAAACAAAAATTATATGGCAACAGTTAAAACTATAAAAACAGGTGGTTGGTATCAAGTTATTAAATGGATTGCAAAAAATAGCGAGATATAACTTAATAATTTCAGTATTAGGAACGGCAGGGTTGATAAATGAATAAAAATTATGTTGTATATCATTTACATACAGAAGATAGTCTTTTAGACTCTTGTACTAATTATAAATTATATGTAGACAGAGCAAAAGAATTAGAACAAAAAGCAATAGCATTTACTGAACACGGTAATATTTATAATTGGATAGAAAAGAAAATGTATTGTGACGAAAACAATATTAAATATATTCACGGAATAGAATGTTATTTGACCGAAACTCTTAACGAAAAAATAAGAGATAATTACCATACTATTCTTTTAGCTAAAAATTATAAAGGTGTTAAAGAATTAAATCAACTTTTTGAATTATCAACCCGTGCCGACCATACTTATTATAAACCAAGAATATCATTTGATGAATTTTTCCATTTATCAAGTAATATTGTAAAAATTAGTGCGTGTCTTGCTTCACCGCTAAATAAAATGAAAGATAAGATGTCAACTAATGTTTACAATAAACTTTGTCAAACTTATGATTATTTTGAAATTCAGCCACATATAAATAGCCAAGAACAAAAAGATTATAATAAATTATTATATAAACTATCAAAAAAATACAATAAACCATTGATTATGGGAACTGATACCCATTCTCTTAATAATTATAAAGCAGAATGTCGTTCTATATTGCAGTTAGCAAAAAGAATTGAATTTTCTAATGAAGATACTTTTGATTTAACTTATAAATCATATGATGAATTAGTTGAATTGTGTAAACAGCAAAATTGTTTTCCTATTGAGATTTATCTCGAAGCTATTGAAAACACAAATAAAGTGGCTAATAATATAGAAAATTGGGAACTTGATAAAAAGGTAAAATATCCAAAATCATATGATAACGAAGAATATGTGTTAAAACAAAGAATATTTAAAAAATATAAAGAAAAAGTCAACAAAGGTATAATTAAAGATGATGAAAGATATATAAATAATATAAAAGAAGAGTTAAGAGTTTTTAAAAAGACTAATATGATTGGTTTTATGTTATTTATGAGCGAATTGATGTGTTGGTGTAGAGAAAATAATATACCAACTTCTCCGTGCAGAGGTTCAGTTGGTGGTAGTACCGTAGCATATATTACTGATATTATAGATGTTGACCCTATTAAATGGAACACAGTATTTTCTCGTTTTGCAAACGAAGATAGAGTAGAAGTAGGCGATATTGATGTAGATATTGCACCCGACCAAAGAAAACTTGTTTATCAACATATTATTGATAAATTTGGTAAAGATAAGACAGCATATATTTTAGCTATGGGTACAGACTCTGATAAATCAACGATTGATGATATAGGCAGAGCATTATCAATAAAATGGGAACGAGAAAATAATAATGGCGAAAATCCATATTCTTTATCTAATATTGCAAGAATAAAAGAAGAGTATGATAACAATGCTGAAGAAACTAAAAACAAATATCCTGATTTATTTTATTATTTTAACGGAATACTTGGTACAGTAGTTTCTCAATCAATGCACCCAGCAGGTATTGTAGTTAGTCCTATAACCTTACCCGACAATTATGGTGTGTTTTGGGGTGAAAATAAAGAAAAAGAAAAAGTCTTAATTCTTTCGGTAAATATGGAAGAAGTACACGAATGTGGACTTGTTAAATATGATATTCTTGGACTTAAAAATATTCAAATTTTAAGAGAATGTTGTAAATTTGCAGGAATAAAATATCCTCTTGCACACGAAATTGATTGGGAAGATAAAAATGTTTGGAAACACATTACAGACAGTCCTGTTGGCATATTTCAATTTGAGTCATCTTTTGCTTTTGAATTATTAAAAAAATATCAACCACAAAAAATCAATGACTTGTCTTTAGTAAATGCAAGTTTAAGACCTTCGGGAACAAGCTACCGTGATAGATTGATAGCAAAAGAAATCAATAAAAATCCTTCAAAAATTATAGATGATTTACTCAAAGAAAATAATGGCTATTTGGTTTTTCAAGAGGACACAATTAAATTTTTGCAAAACATTTGTGGATTGTCAGGTAGTGAGGCAGACAATATTCGTAGAGCCATAGGTAGAAAACAAAGAGATAGACTTGAAAAGGCAATGCCACAAATATTAGAGGGATATTGTAATAAATCAAATAAACCAAGAGAAATAGCAGAGCAAGAAGCAAAGACCTTTTTACAAATTATCGAAGATAGTGCTTCTTATCAATTTGGATATAACCATAGTACAGGATATTCAATGGTAGGTTACTTATGTGCATATATGAGATATTATTATCCACTTGAATTTATAACCTCTTATCTTAATTGTGCAGGAAATAATCTTAAAGATATAGAAAATGGTACTGCTTTAGCCAAACAACTTAATATAGATATAAAGTTGCCAAAATTTAGACATTCAAAAGGTTCTTATTGGTTTGATAAAACTCAAAATTGTATTTATAAGGGCATAGGCTCAATTAAAGATTTAAACATAGAATGTGGTGAATACTTATATTCTTTAAAAAATAACAAATATAAATCAATTTTATCACTTATAAAAGAAGTTCCTAAAAATATATTAAACTCAAAAAAACTTGATATACTTATTAAAATAGGCTTTTTTGATGAGTTTGATAATATAAATAATTTATTAAAGCAAGTTGAAATTTATAATAAATATAACAACAAAAATCAAATAAAAAAAGAAAAATTAACAGAAAAAGAAATTAAATTGATTAGAAATTGTTGTCAAAAAGAAACAGAAAAAATGTTTAAAGAAATTGACAATATAAAACTAATGAATAAAATATATAAATCTTCAACTATTCCACCTACAACAGACCTAACAAAAGCTCATTATCAATTACAATTACTCGGTAGTACAAATATTATTATTCCTAATTGTGAATATTATGGTATTGAGTCGGTTGAAACAAATAGTTATGGCACTCCATTTATTACACTTTATGATTTTCAAAATGGTATGACAAAACAATTTAAGTGTAATAAAAAATGGTATGATGAGTTTAAATGTAAACAAGGCGATATAGTTGAGGTGAGTTTTTCGCAAAAGAAAAAAGTTCGATTTATCGGAATTGACGAAAACGGCAAAAATATTTATCAGCCAACAGGCGAATATGAAGATATAATTAAATTATATTCAATAATTGATATAGAAGTATAATGTTATGATTGCATTTCAAATAACCAAAGATATAAATGTATTGGTAATGGTTGGACTGTCGAAGTTATCAAACATATATTAAGTTATACATTATAAAGGAGTTAAATTTATGAAATGGGAATTAATAAATTATTGTGAACTTGATAAATACGCCTCTAAAGCATATAGTGCAATTCACAATGTTAATGAAAATCAAAATCTTGGAGATATTACTAAAGTAAATGCAAAAGATTTACAAGATTTTGATTTAATGACTTGGGGTTTTCCTTGCACAGATATTTCTATTTGTGGTAAACAACAAGGTTTAATAGACAATCAAGGAAATCAAACACGAAGTGGTTTATATTATGACGGACTAAGAATTTTAAAAGAGAAGAAACCTAAAGTTTCTATTATTGAAAATGTGAAGGCTTTAACAAGTAAAAAGTTTAAAAAAGAATTTGAAATGATTTTATCTGATTTAGAAAAAATAGGATATAATAATCATTTTCGTTCAAATTTTCAACAATGTCTTTCATAACTTTTTTATTATCTATCTTATCTATAAAGGAAAATGAGCCATTATCTATATCTTTTCTAATACTTACTATATAAATTCGTTCTCTGCTTTGAACCGAGCCATAATCCTTTGAATTAATTACTTTATAATGATTATTATTTATCCAATAATAAGATTGAAAAAATATATAATTGGAAAGCACGACAAAGACCATTCACAAAAGTTCTCGGTCAAAATAGTATTTGTCCTACAATAACCGCAAGAGGTTGTGGAGAATATCATAGTGGAATGATATTATATAGTGATAAATTATTAGATACAACTAATTGTGAGCTAAAAGAAAACCCTATTGAATTTATAAAATCTATTCACCCTCGTGTTCTTACTGAATTAGAGGCTTTTAGAGTTATGGGGTTTTCAGATGAAGATTATTATTCTTGTCAAAATGCAAATATTCCTTCTCGTCAACTTTATAAGATAACAGGAAATAGTATTGTAGTAGATGTATTATACTATATCTATTTGCAACTTTATAAAGCTATTCCTGATATATTTGAAGATTTAAAAGTTATTAGTTTTTTTAGTGGTATGGGAGCATTTGAAAAAGCATTAGATAAACTTTATTCTCAAATTTCATAAATTTACTCTTGACAATACACCTTTTATGTGGTATAATGCGAATATACTATATAAGAGGTGTATTTACTATGTGTGAATTATATCACAGAAAAATTAAATGGAATAAAAATTTTGACAAATCTTATAATGAAATGTTGTCAACTAAACCATATATTCAATATAGTCAACATTTTTCGCAAAGATTTAAAGAAAAAGGCTTTAATTTAAGACTTTTTGAAAAAGCATTATACTCTATTAAATACCAACATAAAGGCTATTTATTTGAGGTAGGAGTAGAAAATAATATCCCTTGCAAGTTTGTTATTAGGACAAAATATGATGACAGCCGAGATATTGTATTTGTTTTAAAGAAAATCAATAAAAGTGTTTTGTTAATAACGGCTTGGCTCAACGAAAATGACGATAATCATTATACTTTAGATAGGAGTAAATATATATGCAATTAGAAGTAAAGGCAAAAGTAATTAGAGAAATTTATCATAATGATAATTTTTATATTCTTGCTTTATCGCCTATGAAAATATATGATAATCTTGAAATTACTCAATATGGCACATTTACTTGCAAAGGCGAATTATCAATGTTGACAGTTGGGCAGGAATATGACCTTGTTATTGAACCCATAAGTAATGATAAATATGGCACTTGCTATAAAGTGGTTGATGTGCCAAGTTTAAAGGTTGAGGATTTAAGTGATGATGACGAACTTGAAATATTGAAAACAATAACCACAAACTCTCAAGCCGATTATGTTCATAAAGCATATCCAAATTTTATAAGGCTTATTTTAAATGGTGAGGAAGATAAAATAGATATTAAGAATATCTATAATGTGGGCGAAACAAGGCTTAAAGTTTACAAAAGGCTCATAAATGAAAAGTTTAGGTATTATTATCTTATGAAACAGACAAAAGAATATAAAATTTCAATGTCGGACTGTAAACTTTTATTGAGCAAATACAAAACAATAGAGGAATGTGTAAAGAAAATCAATAATACTCCATATTTCATTCTTATGGAGGTATTAGGGCGAACATTCGAGAATATTGATAAGATGATACTCGATATTCAACCCGACCTAAAAGTGTCTAAACAACGCTGTGAGGCTCTTATAATAGGTGTTCTGCGTAGGAATGAAGTTGACGGCTCAACAAGGCTTTATGCAAATGATTTATTCTATTATATTAAAGAGGAATATGATGCTAAAGAATTATTGCCGATGCTTAAAGATGTTGCAGTTGAAAGTGATTTAATTTATTATGATGAAAAAACTAAAGATTTATCAATAATGTCAACTTATCTTGCCGAATGTAAAATAGCAGACTTTGTAAAAAGTAAAATACAAAATAGTAAAAAACTCGATATTGATTATACCAAATATAAAAACATTAATAATTTTACTATGAGCGACTCACAGTTAAACGCTTTAAAAGTTTTTTGCGAGAGTAATATTAGTATTTTGGCAGGCACAGCTGGAACAGGCAAATCGAGTAGTATAAAAGGACTTGTTTCCCTTATGGAAGATAATCATTTGACTTATACTTTACTCTCTCCAACAGGCAAAGCCTCTAAAGTATTATCTGAAAGTACAGGCAGAAAAGCCTACACTATTCATAAGCGTTGTTTTTCAGGTTCTATTGATACAGATGTAGTAATTGTTGATGAATGTGGTATGGTGTCACTTGATGTCTTTTGTATGTTGTTATCGGCAATTCAAAATGATAATGCAAGAATAGTATTAGTAGGCGACCCTGCACAGTTATCCTCAATCGGTTTATCTAAAATTTATGATGACTTGATTAAATCAAATAAAGTACCTATGACAATGCTTACTGAAGTATTTAGATATAAAAGTAACGGTTCTCTTTTTGTTGCAACAAATATTCGACAAGGTAAAAATTTCTTTGATGATGATTTTGTAAAACATAATGAAAACACAAACGAATATACTGTTAGTGATAATTATAAGTTTATTCAAACAGATGAAGTGCTTGAAACTGTTGTTAATGAATATAAAAAGCTTTTACAAAAAGGCATAAAAAAAGAAAACATTATGGTATTAAGTCCATTCAATGTCGGCTTATTCGGCACTTATGCAATAAATAACGAAATCCAACAAATGATTAACCCTATTTTACCAAATGATAAAATACAGTCAAGAACAGTTAATAAAACAAAGATTGTATTTAAAGAAGGTGATTTAGTAATAAACACCAAAAATGACTATGAATCAGTCAAAGCCGATAGTTATTATGCAAATAAAGATGTCGAGGGCATTTCAGAGTCAGATTATGAAACCACAGCAATAGTAAATGGACAAATGGGCATAATTCGAGAAGTAGTTGACAAAGGTTTGATAATTCAATTTGATGAGGAAATGGTTTATATGAACCGAAATAAACTTAATCATCTACTTTTGGGTTATGCAATAAGTTGTCACAAGTCACAAGGTTCAACTATTGATTATAGCATTAACATTGTTACGAACGCACATAAAAATATGCTGTCAAGAGGTCTATTATATGTTGCAACTACAAGGTGTAGAAAATCACATATAGATATAGGTGACGAAAGTGCTTTTCAATATGCTTTATCTGTATGTGATAATGATTTAAGAAAAACTTGGCTTTTAGATTTAATGACTGAAGAAAAATAAAAAAATACTTGACAAATACTAAATTTTTTGATATAATACAGATGTTGTGAGAAATAGAAAGGATGATTTTATTAAACAGAAAAGAATTATGCAAATACTTATTGGCATTTTAGCCATAATGTGTTTGGTATTTTATGGTGAAAAATTTGCATTGGCACAACAAACAGAAACAACAATAAATGATAATAATATTATTATCACAAATCAGCAAACAGAAATTGATAATCTTAAAAAAGAAAATCAAAAGCTAAAAAAACAGGTCAAGGCACTAAAAAAAGAAAATAAAAAACTTAAAAACTCACAACGAAAGAAAAAGAAAAGCAAAACAAAGTTGAAATCTTATAAAGTGCCGAAAAATATGCACTTTAAATCTTATACCAATTACAGATGTTTAAGTCGTTCTTCAGCACAATGGAAATTGCAAAAAAAGGCTTATACAGATAAAAATGGTTTAAGAAAAATTGGCGATGATTACCTTGTTGCAATGGGTAGTTATTATACAAAGCATTTAGGTGATAGATTTAAAATTACCTTATCGACAGGAAAATCGTTTACAGTTAGAATATGTGATTTTAAGGCTAATAGCGACACTAATTCAACACATCAATACACAACAAATGGCTGTATGATTGAGTTTTATGTTGATAGCAACCTAAACTCTAAAGCAAGACGAATGGGCGATATATCCTATATTAAAGGATTTAAAGGTAATATTACTAAAGTAGAAAAAATTATAAAGGAGTGATTTAATGGCAAATTTATATGAAATTGACACAAAACTTATCAATGCAATTGAATGTGGTTGCGATGTTGAAACAGGTGAGTTTATTGACGAAAAAGGCATAGAAGATTTATATATGGAACTCAATAATAAAATTGAGGGCATTGCTTTATATCGTAAGAACACCGAAAGCGACATCGAGGCTATTGATAAGGAAATTGAAGCCTTAAAGAAACGCAAGGAAATCAAGCAAAACAAACTTAAAGGTTTAACCAATTATTTGAGTAGTTATCTTTTAAGCAAGGATATTAAGAAGTTTGAAACACCTAAAGTGCTTATTAAATTCCGCAAATCAACACAAGTTGAAATTCTTGACGAAAGTAAATTGCCTCAAGAGTTTGTACGAAAGATTGAAAAAGTTGAATATAAGCCTGATAAGAAAGAAATTAAGAACTACTTAAAGACAAATCCTGATAAGATTATTGAGGGTTGTAGACTTGTTGAAAATCAAAATATTTCAATTATATAAGGTGATTTAATGAATAAATATATTGTCTTTTTTAATGACATTCAATTTAGTAACTTATACTATTACAAAGGTGTGAAATATAGAATATCAAGAGAAGATAAAGATAACTATATTTTAAATCAATATATTGAGCCTTTTATAGTATCAAAAAAATTTGAAAATAAAGACTATTCGGTAGGTGATATTATAGTTGAAAGTAACAGATATGATTACTAATGTAAATGTTTATGGATTTGAAAACGCTATTAAATGTTCTAAATATCCTATGAGCGTTGATATTTCAACTCTTAATACAGATATAACAAACACAGTTAAAAAACTTGGAAATGCTCAAAAAGGAAGCGGACACGATAATTTTTTAAAAGGTATTATTGTGCAATTTGATTTAACAATGACACCGAAAATGTCGGTTGAACTTGAACGCTATCATTTTATTGATTTTATTTCAAGCCAATCAACAATGCACCGAATTACAAAATTTGATTTAGATAAAGCATATATTGAATATGTTGATAAAAGAATTATTGACATTATGAAAGATAAAGTTACACAATATAACAATGAAACAGATAAAGAAAAGAAAGAAAAACTATATCTTGAAATTCTTTATTCTAATCCTTGTGGCTTTAAACTTACAGCAGGAATGACAACGAATTATCAACAGTTGAAAACAATATATTATCAAAGGAAAAATCATAGACTCCCTGAATGGCGAACATTTTGTGAGTGGATAGAAACATTACCATACTTTAAAGAAATTTGTTTGGAGGACTAAAATATGTCAAGAGCTTATCAATGTGATATTTGTAAAGGTTTTTATTGTGATAATAAAAACACAAAATCAAAAGCCAGAAACTATATTAATGACTTTAAATTATCGGGAATTAATTTATATTCCCTATATACAAGTGATATTAGAGCAGATATTTGCCCAAATTGCACACAAAGAATACAAAACACGATTGATGATATTATTTGTGAACATATAGAAACCAAGTAATATATTAAGGAGAAAATAATATGAATAAGAAAGAAATTTGCGAAACAGCATATAACCTCATTTGTGGACTCAGTGATATTGATGATGAAGAATTTATAGATACAATTATCAATGCGATTTATAATAGAGAGGAATATACAGTTGAAGAAATTTTGGAAGAAGTTGAAATCGAAGATTAAATTAAGAAAAACGCTTTTAGCAGTAGGCTTAGACCTTACTGAAAAAGATATATTTGACGAATGTGGTATCACATTAAAAATGTAATAAAGGAGTGGTTTATTTGATTGTATTAATCGGTGAAAGTGCAAGTGGAAAATCAACAATAGAAAATGAATTGGCTGATTATTTTGGTTATGAAAAAATTATCACTTTCACCACAAGACCTCAACGCAAAGGTGAAGAAAATGGCAAAGACTATTACTTTGTGTCTGATAGCGAATTTAATTCATTAAAAAATACAAATTATTTCTTTGAAACAGCAGAATATAATGGTTGGCAATATGGCTCGCCTATTCCTCAAGAAAGAGATAATAAAGTAATTATATTAACTCCTCAAGGTTTAAGAGCATTACAGCATTATCGAACTAAAAGTGACAAGAAAATAGACTTTAAAAGTTTCTATATTAAAGTGCCACGCAGAGAAAGGCTGATAAGACTGTTAAATAGAGGCGATAATATTGAAGAAGCATATCGAAGAAATTTATCTGATTTAGGTATGTTTGCAGGAATAGAAAATGAAGTCGATTATACAATAGGTAATGAAAACTCTCACGATATTTACGCTTTGTGTTGTAAAATAGACTATCTATATAATAAAGGTGGTGGTACTCATAATTAGGAAAATTTATCTTGCAGGTGGTATGCAAAATTTAACAGCTCAAGAACAAAAGCAATGGCGAAAAAAAGTCATAGACTCTCTAAAAGACGAATTTAGAATACTTGAAATTGTTGACCCAACTAATTATTATAATTTTGAGCGTAAGGTTTATGATACCGAAAGAGAAGTTAAGGCTTGGGATATTCACGAGGTTAAAACAAGCGACTTAATTATTGTTTATTTTAATGACCCACAATCTATCGGTACTGCTCAAGAATTACAATGTGCAAATGATTTTGATATACCTGTTCTTGGCATTTATGAAAATGCTCATAACAAAGAACTTCAAATGTTAGGCAAACCTACTGAAAGACTCCACTCTTGGCTCGTTGACTCTTGTAATAAGATTTTTGACGATATACCAAGCTGTGTTGAATATATAAAAGAATTTTATTTAGACGGAAGAAGGTTTGTATAATATGCAAGTAATTAAGAGAGATGCCTCTCTTGAAGATTTCAACAAACAAAAAATTGTAATTGCTATTATTTCTGCAATGGAAGAAGGCAATGGTATTAAAGAAGATATTGCTCAAAAAATTGCAGATGAAATAGAAGAAAAATACTCAAAAAGCGACACTCAAGAAATTGAGATAAACGACATTGAACTTGATGTTTTTAATGCTTTGATTAGCCATAAACAGCGACTTTCAGCAAGAGCATACGAGGGTTATCGTAGCATTAGAGAATTTCAAAGAGATATTGACAATACTACTGACGGAGAATTATTAACACTTCTTTCAAATAAAAATGATTATTGGAAAACCGAAAATTCTAATAAAAACGCAACTCTTGTAACCACTCAAAGAGATTATATGGCAGGAATTGTTAGTAAAGATTTAAGTGAAAGATTTTTGTTGCCACCCGATGTAGTGCAAGCACATAAAGAAGGAGTCATCCATTTCCATAAGAAAATTGTGGCTTAATATGGTGACATATTAAGAAAACTCGGTGAACTTATAAATATAAGGTGTGCATTTCACGATTAGGAATTGTAGTAAATGACAATTAAGAAATGTGCTAACAGGGGAAGATTTATTAAATTTATCCTGTGCTAAGATTTTTAATATATTAAAAAATAAAGTTAATCGACTATCGAAAACTGCTGATAATGAGAAAAACATTACAATAGCAAGTGAGTAGAGTACATAATAAGCGAAAATCTTATTGTGGAAGTGCCGAGTATCTATTGTTTGGTAATAGAACTTTAGATAATGATATAGTCAAACATTTATAAAATGTTGGATATTGACTACTTCGCTCAATCTGCCCTCCATAATTGCTGCCTCATCAATCTTCAAGATATGTTGCAAAATGGAACAGTAATAAATAATGTTAAAATTGATAAGCCACACAGATTTTTGACTGCTTGCACTATTGCGACACAAGCTATAACTGCTGTAGCAAGCTCTGAATATGGTGGTTGTACTATAACATTAACAGCACTCGCTCCTTTTGTAAGAGATAGTTATGATATTTATTATAACAAATATAAAGACAGAGGATTTAGTGACGAACAATCAAAAGAATATGCAACACAAGACCTAAAAAAAGAGGTCGCAGATGGTGTGCAGACTTTTAATTATCAAATCAATTCAATGTCAACAACAAATGGGCAAGCACCTTTTATTACTGTCTTTATGTATCTTGGAGAAACAGACGAATATAAAGATGAACTTGCAATGATTATTGAGGAATTTCTTAATCAACGCATAAAGGGAATGAAAAATAGAAAAGGCGTTTATGTGACTCAAGCATTTCCTAAACTCATTTATGCTCTCGAAGAAGATAATATTACAGAAGATAGCAAATATTGGTATCTTACTGAATTATCTGCTAAATGTACGGCTAAAAGAATGGTGCCTGATTATATAAGTGAAAAAGTGATGAGAAAACTTAAAGAGGGAAATTGTTTTCCTTCGATGGGTGAACTATTGCTCATTTAAAACTATGTGAACTCATAAATATGAGGTGTATAATCTACGAATAGTAGTTGTAGGAAATGACAACTAAAGATTATGCTAATAGGGAATATTCAAATTTGAACAATCCTATGCCAAGATTTAATATAATTATTAAATAAGGTTCAACGACTATCGAAAACATAATATAAGAGAAACACTTATATGAAGAAGTGAGTAGAGTACATTCAAGGTGAAACTCCTTGCTTGGAAGTGCATAGTATTTAATATTTGGTAATAGAATATTAAGTAAAGATATAGTCTAAATAGTAATATTTGTGTAGAAGTTTTCTTGCTCCTTTTAAAGACAAAAATAATAATTATAAATTCTACGGTCGCTCAATCTCCTAATAGGGCGACATTAAACGATGTGAACACAAGAAAAAGTGGTGTGGGATTAAATTCCTGCTAACGGTGAAACTCCCTTAAATTTAAGATTTAACGGACAATACCGTGCCAAGCCTATTATTTATAGGAAAGGTGTAACGACTATGAATGATGAGTGTAATTCAGTAGAGTGGATTTTATCACCACCCGAAGCGCATCGCACTTTTTAAGTGAAGATATAGTCTAAACTATATAGTAATATATAGAAAGATTGTTAATAAAGGAGTTGTAACAATCAATTTGCCCGATGTAGCTTTGTCTGCTGACGGAAACATTGATGAATTTTGGAAGATTTTTGACAAAAGGCTTGAACTTTGTAGAAAAGCATTATATTGTAGATATTTAAAGTTAAAAGGAACTTTGTCTGATGTCGCTCCTATTCTTTGGCAAGACGGAGCATTAGCAAGGCTAAAACAAGGCGAAACTATTGATAAACTTTTAACAGGTGGATATTCAAGTATTTCTCTCGGTTATGCAGGTCTTTATGAATGTGTAACTTGCTTGACACATAAGCCTTATATAGACAAAGAGTCAAAAGAACTTGGCTTAAAGATAATACAATATATGAATGACAAATGCGAAGAATGGGATAAAAGTGATAATATTGGCTATTCAATTTATGGTAGTCCTATTGAGTCAACTACTTATAGTTTTGCCAAACATTTAAAACAGCGTTTTGGTGATGATGTATTTATAAAAATTGACGGTAGAGATAGAGATTACATTACTAATAGTTATCATTATCCAGTCTTTGAACCGATTGACGCCTTTAGTAAGTTAAAGTTTGAAAGTGAATTTCAAGCATTATCAACAGGTGGTTATTTCTACATACCTTGAGTAGCCACCTTAAACTATGTGAACTGTTTGCTTAACAGGTGTAGATATTTAATCTGCTAACGGTGGACTCTTTTAACAAAAGACAATACCGTGCCAAGCCTATATAATATAATAGGAAGGTGTATCGACTAATTAGTAGGGTTGAGATAAGCACAATCCGAAGTGCATAGGGTGTAAAGCAGAGTTGTCCTGCTACGCTAAGATATAGTCAGAAGGGAAAATAAAATGTATAAATGTGATTTTTGTGGAAGAGAAAGTTTTAAAAAAATCAGATATGGTGGGTATACAGTATGTTCAAAACATATGCACCAAATGAATAAATACGGAAAAGTTTTAGATAATATTCCAAGAACAAATAATGATTTAAATGATTTTGTCATAAAAGGAGACCTTGTTTATTTTAATGTTTATAACCAAAAGAATGTTAAAATAGGTGAATTTTTTATTGATAAATGTGATTTAGATAAAGTAAGATGGCACAAATGGAGAATAAGCAATGGGCATATCGTAACAGGTCAACCAGCCAAAAAACAACAAAAAGATATAGGTCATATCATTTTAGGAACAAATCCAAGTGTTGATACTGTAATAGACCATAAAGACGGAAATCCTATGAATAATACAAGGGAAAATTTAAGAATTTGTCCTCAAAGCAAAAATGTATTAAATAAAAGATATATAAGTAATAATACAAGTAATTTTATAGGGGTTACTGTTGTAAAGGACAGAAATGCTTATGACCCAGAAATTAGAATAAACTATAAAAGATGTCATTTAGGATATGAAAAAGATAAAAAACACGCTGTATACAAAAGATATATAGCCGAAGAATTACTCTTTGGCGAATATGTCAATGAAGAAGAACATAATAAAAAGAAAAACTTTACAAATGATATTCCACAAAATATCAAAAATGAATTGAAAGAAAAAACAATTCAAAAATTAAAAGCAAAAAACCTTTGGCAATAAGTTATGTAGAAGTGCCAAATATGCAAAATAATATTTCTGCCGTTTTATCCGTAATCAAATACATTTATGACAATATTATGTATGCCGAACTTAACACGAAAAGTGATTATTGTCAAGTTTGTGGATATGACGGAGAAATTCAAATAGTCAAAGACGAAAACACAGGAAAGTTGATTTGGAAATGCCCTAAATGTGGTAATACCAATCAAGACAAAATGAATGTGGCTCGCAGGACTTGTGGTAGAAACTATATTGCCACAATATAAAATAATTAAAATTCACGGGAAATCTAAACACAAAATGTGCAAGACAATCGTGAGCCAAGTCTATAAACATAATCTAAAGGGTGACAAAAATATATACAATAAATAAAGTTAAAACATATCCAAACCACGATATTAAACAAGTGAAAATTGATAATAAAATATATTATGTGTGTAATGTTTGTGGCAGATTGATGTCAAAAAAAATTTCTGCAAACAAAAAAGTATGGTGTAATAAACACTATAAACAATTAAAAAAATATGGCAGACCAATAGACATAAACCCACGAACAATTCTTGATAAAAACGAAATAAATGTTGTCGGAGATGTTGCATATATCAATATTTACAATGATAAATGCGATGTAATAGCCATTACAACTATAAACGCAGATGATGTAGATAAAGTTAAAAATACAAAGTGGAAATTATCAAATTCGGGTTATATTATGAATACACCAAAATTTAAAGGTTCAAACATACATTTATCACGAAGAATATTAGGTACAAATGATTTTGTAGACCACATAAACGGAGATAGATTAAATAATTGCAGAAATAATTTAAGAAATTTAAGAACAGTAACAAAATCACAAAATCAAATGAATGTAAATTATAAAGGTGTATACAAAACAAAATCTAATAAATTTTATGCACATATTAAAATAAATCAAAAGCAAATCAATCTTGGAACTTATATTGATGAAGAAGAAGCCTTATATGCAAGGTGGTATGCAGAAACCTTATTGTTTAAAGAATATCGTTACCCTAAAGAAGAACCAAATATTCTTGAAAACAGAAAAGAACAAATAAAAGATTATGTGAATAGAAAGGTGCAACGACTATAATAATTAACATTGCTCAACCAAAAAAATGGAGAGAATGTAAGGCATAGTCTACTCCCTTAATAAATATCGGGAAACCGAGGGTATAAAGGTATATAGGAACTAATTTTTGGAACGAAGGTAGAACACAAGAGATAAAAGAGCGTGTATTACACCTTTAGACGCTCTACAACGCTCTACAACAAGTTTTTACCTTTAATCAATGAAATTACATTAGGAGGATATAAAATGCAATTTAAGACACGCATAAAGGAAGTTGACGAGGCAGGGTTTATCACCTTTACTCGTGATGAACTCAATGAAGTAATGTTAGAGTCTTACCAAAGAGGATATAATGACGGACTTTATCAAGCCGTACCTTATGATATTGATAAGACCGACAATAGACCACCTATTATTAAAACAGTCAACGAAAATGAAATTATTTCAAAGTAAATATTAGCAAGGTCGAAAAATGGGAGATAGAACTTAATCTATCTCCCATAATTTATTTATTTAACAAATTTCTTATTTTTATCTTTTTCCCAAACACAAAACCAACCACTTGGAATTTTTGCCCAAAGATTACCACTTGAGGCAAGTTTTGTTTCAATAATAGTGATAGGTGTTTTTGCTTTTAAATATGCGTAATCATTTGCCTTTTTAGAAGTAGCGTATTTCTTACCCATAGAAGTTAAGTCTTTAACTTTCTTTCTACCACTATTTGCTCCAACACCCTTGTAGATACCACGCACATTTGTAAGAGTATATGAACCTACTTTAATATTTGGTGCTTTAACTTTCGGCTTAGGCTTTGTATAAGTTACAAGGAAGTATGCTTTAGGTCTATCGGCTGTTGCCTTGCCCATTTGGGTAACACTAACCACACAGCCTGTCGAAGTCTTTTTTACAATGCGTTGAGGTCTTTTATAAGCATTATATTTGCCCGAATACATTTGAGGGTCGAGAACTTCGATATTTTTTCCATTCATCTTATAAGCAACTACAAAATGACCTGCGGTTGAAAAAACATTGTATTTATCGCCTTGATTAGCAATGGCAATTCCACCCTTTTTAAGATGAGTGACAAGTTTATTTTCATTGTCTGTAACCTTAAATGAAAATTCTTTATGTTTTTTGCACAATTCCGTTAAAAGTTTTTCAACATTTGTACCGCTATTATCCCTACAACCGTGTGAGAGGCTGAATTTAGCCATTTCAGACACAGTATATAGTTCTTTACCACAAAGGTTGTTAAAGGTCATACAAGCCGAGCAGACACCACATCCTGAACTTGCAACTGTTTCCTTTTTCTTTGTTTTGGGATTGTCGTATGATACTTTGTTATAATTATTTTGATTGTAATAAAACTTTGCCATTATATTACTCACCCTTATCTAACTTTTTCTTATAGTTATCTGCCTTAATTGCATTGAGTGTAAAGCTGTTGTTTTTCCACCAAGTAGCAATTGAGGTGCAAATAAGAAAGACTAATGAAATAAATTGGCTAATTTCATCATCTGTAAATGGCAAAGTGTTCTTGCCTGTCATTTGAAGAATAATGTTAATAATTGCTACAAGTTGTAATACTGTTCTAATAATTGTTTCTTTTGATACTTTCATATCTATTCCTCTCCTCCTTATTTAAACAAGCATAAATTTGATTGCACGAATGTCCTTGACAGACATTTCCTTTGGCAATCCTTTATCTTTTTCGTATGTACTAATTTCAATTTCATTTTCAATGGCAAGAAGTTTGTCAACTTTTTCATTTGCCTCTTGAAATTCTTTAATGTGTTCTTCACGAACTATTGTTTTATTATCCTCGGTTGTTTCAAAAACATTATGTTCTTGAAGCTTTTGAATAATATCTGCTCTATATCGTTCAAACTTTTCGACTATCGCCTTAAATTCCTCTTGATTTTCTTCTAAATTCCACGCAAGTTCAAGAGGAATTTCTTTATCACTTTGCACAAATTCCTCGATTTCTTTGTACTTTTCGATAATTTCATTTGTAGTCCACTTAATTTTCATTGCAATTACCTCTTTAAATTCTCAATTTGTTGTTTTAATTGTTCAATTTCTTTTTGTTGTTTTTGAACTATTGCTACTGTCGGTGCAATAAGTTCATCATAACTTAAAGTCCATTTTAAGTCTTTATCTTCAATGCCTGCACGATAGGGTTTTTCAATATCTCTACCTTTTTCATCTACCTCAATCTGCCTTGCTTGATACATTGAAAGGTCGCCTATTGTATTTTTTGCATTTTCGGCAATATCTTGAGCGTAAAATCCTAAATGTGTTCTATGCCCATTATCTTTCCATTTATATTCAACAGGTTTTAAATTCATATAAAACTCATCAAGTTTATTTTCATCTTTTAAATAAGCAATATGAGTTTTTGCCTTTTTATCTGAAACTTGTGTAAATGTTCCACCATAAACCACGCCTTTACAATATACACTTTGCCAAGCGTGATTAGTTGTACCCAACTTCATAATGGCGTCACTTTCAGGAGAAAGAACACCTCCCCCATCTGCTCCTTCAACCGAACCTTGTGGGTCATCCCAAATAACGACTTCTGTCGCTCCTGCTGCCTTAATTCTAACATTTCCCGAAAGTGAAGTCAAAACTAAATTATTTCCACTATTTATAATAGTTGAAGTGCCACCAAAACTTACCCCACTATGTGCAAAAATCAATCCATTTGAAACTAATGAATTAGTTACTGTAAGGCTGGAAATTATTCCATTTTTTGCAGTTAAATTATTGTCAGAAGTAATGTTATTAGCAACAATATCTCTATTTGAATTAATTACAACATTTGAAGAATTGTCTGCACCTTTAATAGAAATAGTGCTAAAAAGTGCATTTCCACTATAATCAATATATGACTGTCTATTTTGACCTTTTAAAATCTCAAAGGCAATATCACTTTCAGAGCCTGTCGGCTTATTAATTCTTGTGGAATATTGTATTCCATTAATAGTATTATCATAACCAATAAATCTATCAATATTGGTTATAACTCTTGCCCAACCTAACCAACTTGTTCCATTCCACGAATTAAGCCACTCTGTAGAAACACCATATTTATCTCTGCCAAAAATTCTCACATAGGTATTATTATTACTGTTTTTTCCAACTTCCCTTACACCATCTTGACAATCATCGGGCATATTAGTCGTTGTACCTGAAACAACTAATTGTGTTTTATTTAAGTCAAAATTCTCATTCGTGGTTGAAATTAATAAGGCATTAGTTAAAACATCTAAATCTTTAGCATAAGCAGGAATAAAATCTTTAAGTCCATTAACTATTTTTTTATTCGCTAATGGATATGGACTTTCTTTATCAAAATCTTGGTCTACTTGAATAGTACCACCAATTTGAGTTCGTTTAATTGTATTGTCACTTTGTCTTACATCATTATATATTTTATCATTGCCCTCTTGGTCTATAGTCCATAAAACTTGACCGTCTTTGAGAGGGGTGTTTCTTATATTTTCAAGGGTATCTCTTTTAAATAAAACATCAACCGTGTTCTTTTCGCCCATATTATCACTCCTTAACCTAATAATTCGGCAACTTTATTAAATTCTTGCGTTATAACTTTATTTTGCACGATATTTGTACTATCAATATCTAACAAGTCCTCAATAATTATATATGTTGAAACATTCATTAAAGATATTGTTTGAGTATCACTCGTATTTATAGATTTAACAAGGCAAATCATAGTTTCATCTTGCCCATATTTATTTGGCAAAGTCACTTCAATTAAATCATTAACATCAAGCCAATAAATCGGCACACAAGTTATCGTAATACTATTTTGTATTAAACACCTTTTATATAATTCATATTCAGCACAATCTTGACATTGCAAATCTGTATATAAATTATCATAATTATCACCTTGCAAAACTATTCTGATTTTGCCTATTGAACCACCAACATAAAATGGACTCGTCACATTGTTCTCTTGTGCAATTGCATAAGGTGTTATGTGTCCTAAAAATCTAAAATAATCACCATTTGCCACATATTTACATACATAATATGTATTTGGCTGATAGGTAGGATAATTACCTTTATCATCTACAATAGGTCTACTTCCAAGTTGATTTATAACTAATCCATATAATGTATTAAGTTTAGTATCATTTGGTGTTGTAAATCCAACTAAAAGTCCATCCGTGTATGACTCTATCTGTTTCATAATTAATCCAAACGCTTTACCATTATCAACAATTGTAGCATCGCTATAATTTGCTATAGTATGTGTTTGCCCATATACTTCAACAATATTTTTAACACTTTCAAAATCTGTTGAAACATTATAATCAATTAACACATTATTCCAAAAATTATGATATGCAACAATTTTGCCATCGTCTGCTTTCATAGGAATTTTATGATAATGAAACACTCCGTCAACATCAAAATACATCTCATAATTATCTGCAATATTTAAAAGTTGACTTAATATATCATAAGCCGTTCCACCACTTGATATATTTATATCTTGTGGCACTTCATAAGGACATTCGTCAATATCATATTTGTCAAATCCAAATTCAGCAATCGTGGCAATCATAGCCTTACGAACATTCGACCCAGCAGGAATAATATACGACATTCCCTCAAGATATCCATTTCTCATTCCTGTTAATTTTGACATTAAATCAACCAACTTAAAAGATAATGTATTGTCTGTTGCCGAATACACTCTTTCAGGATTATCAATAAGATAAATTCCCATATTAGTATAAATGGGTTCTCTTGTTGTTATATCCTCAATTCCCACATAAACTTGAATATATTTATCAAGCCATATTGCACTACCCGATTTTATTTCAAATGTTTGTGCTGTGGGAATAAGACTAATACTACAAGTTCGTCTTATATTACTTTCAGAGTCTATTGTAAAACTTGGAAAACCAACCACTACACCCTCTAAATTCCCAAAATCACTAAAATCATAATTTTTAACTATAATCTTAGTGTGCAAAACTCTTGTAGGTTGTAAAGAAACATTATATTCTTCTTGTGTCATATTATACGCTCCTTATCATTAACCCACTTGTATAGTAATCTTCTTTAACTGCCCAATCTCCTTGTTCAACATAGTCAAAGGCTATAGATAAAACACCATTACCATAGCTTGAATTATAGGAAATTGTAGGAGTGCCACTAATTGAAATGATTTTTGCATTTCCATTCCAATCTGAATAGAATTTAGTTGTTCCATTTGTAAGAAATGCAATGATTTCCTCTTTTTGATTTACAATATCATTTCTATTTATAGTTTTTGTGCTTTCAAAATTTTCACCTAAAACAAGAAAACTTATTTGACCCGACTCATAATTCGTTTTTGCGTTTTTAATTACAATAGGGTATTTTCTACCAATAGGTTGTTGTATAGAAATAGGAATGTTTTGACCCACCGAACTATATTCAACTGTCGAATATAATTTATATACACTATTCCTATCCGATAAGAAACAAGAATTAAAAAATACAGTAATTTCTTTAAATTCAACAACAACAGGAATATTGTCATTGACATATAAAATTAAACTATAATCAATAATAGAATTATTTACTACAAAATTATCATCTGTTTCAAAATATAAATCTGTTTCTTCCGAAATATTTTTGTTAAACACAACAAAATCGTCTTTAATTTTCTTGTTCTTATATTGTTTTATGATTTGAACACTCTTAATTACATTGATATCATAATTAATATTTCCTGCATTAATATTTTCGTTAAATGTGCAATTCATTATAGTATCATTAGTCCAATTTGGCTTATCTAAAGAAAATGGCAAATCAATATTGTTTGTCAAATCCCAAAATTGATAGACCCCATTTGTCAATTCAACATAATCTAAAGGGGCAATATTGATATTATCGTTCTTCTCGCCAACGAATTTGACTGTATTATCTAAATCAATAGAACTAAACTCATAATCTATTGTTGAACTTTTATTATATTCAACATTGCTTACTCCACCATTTTCTATCCATTGAAACAATGTAGGTGTATATTCAAAAGCCGTCAAAATTAATTCATAATCGTTGTCTTTTTTCTTTACCCAAACCATAAGCCGAGTAAGATTATTAATTAAATCAACATAATTAGATTTTTGCTGAACTTTAAGAACATTATTTTCGTAGCCTTGCAAAACAAAGCAATCTTTACTTTTATTATCCGCTTCAACATATTCTCTTGCCCAATGTAATTTAAAATAATTACCTGTACTTTTATCTCCTAAATAACAAAAATCCTCGTCTATTCTTGAAGGCTTCATCCATATTCTTAATAAAAAATTAGCCTTAATATTAATATAATCGGAGTTCCAAATTAAATAATCATTAGTTAAGTCAAGACCGTCATTATAAATAGGCTCTTTTGTCGTTTTACCTTGAATAGAAAACAAATTGCTTTTTAATCGAACATTGCCTTTATTACAATTCGCCTCAGCCTCAAAGTATTTATAGTCTGTCATTTAATCTCACTCCTTATCCATTATTTGTATTTGTAGTTGTGTTTTCTTTAACACCTAATTCTACTTCGCCATCTTTTGTTTTTAGAACTAACTTGTCTGTTTCAATAATAACTTTTCTTTGCCAATTATTGTTACTATCTAATCCCTCTTCAAAATGAATAGCATTTATATTGTTGGGGCAATCTGTTGTTTTTGTTAGTCTACCAACATCAATTAAGTATTTTTTATTAAGTTTTAATACTTTTTGTGCATTGCCTATTTGTTCATCAAATAAAGAAATAGATGACTTTACTTTTGGTGAATTTAAAACTAAATCATTATTTCTCGATACATATAATATTTTTTTTGTAACTACAAAATTTCTTAATATTTCGAGGTCGTTTTCATTATCCTCAAATTCAGGAATAGTACCTGTTCCGTTACCATAACAGACAATTTTTCCCCTCATACTTTCAACTAAATCAAACACTGTTTTGTGTACTTTTTCATCATAGTTAGGAATATAGCAAGGCGCACAATTCATTCTAATTAAATAATAGAGTACAATTCTATTATTTGCCTTAGTTTCATTCACGTTTGGGTCTTTATATATATATCCGTTTTTTGATATGAAGCAATTTGTGCCACCTTGACTTAATTGTTTACTATTAGGATTTCGCATACCAAAAGTAGCAAAATTCGAGTCTCTCGAATCCCACGCTGGGTTTTGTTCCCAATATAATGGATTCCAACTGTTTGTTGCTATATAAATTTGTTTTTCGTCATCATTGACACTTGCACCTGCATAAAAATTCCAAGTTGTAACTAAAGAAAAATTAACAATTGTACCATTATATTTATTCGACAATGTAAAATGCTCTATTCCATCATCGTTTGTAGTTGAAACATCAAATACACCTATTTTACCTGTGGAAATTGCCTTATCTGTTATTTTATTATTTAATTCAATTGGTATTAAGTCTTTATATTGTTCACCAAAATCTTTCGATATTCTTGAAACAAACCCCTTAGTCATATCTTGGAAATAAGCACTTGGATTAAATACTATTTCAAATGTTCCATTAGGTTTCAGTGTTTCAATATATACCATATCGTGTTCGATTTTTTTTGGATAAGACAAATTACTTAAATCAATTAATTCATCTGCACCTATTTCGCCATTACTTTGTTGGTAATAAATAGAATAAATTTCATCTTTATCTTGAGGTGCAAAATCAACAAATAAATTTCCTTTATTTTCTACATTATCACTATGTAAAAATAATTCACCATTTTGTTTTAACTTAAAATAAGCATTGCTTTCGCCAATTAAACCATTTTTTTTATTTGTTTCTCCTGCCCACAAAGCATATCTATTACTATTTGGTGACATACCAACATTTTTATTGTTATTAAAATATTTACCTTTAGACTGTATAAAGCCACCAAATTCGCTTATCGTATCAATTGTTTTAATATGTAAGTCTTCTTGGGTTAAATTGCCAACAATCTCAACTCCATTTATTGTAGGTTTATTTATGTTATTCACATAATCATTATTGACATTTATAATGAACATATTGTTAAAGTTACTCATAGGCACAAGCACCTTAACAATTTCGTTTAGCTTACATACTGCATTACCTGCAACAGGTACATTATTATACACAACATTCTTGACATTTACTGAATAAGTATTATTATCTGTAATTGCAGTTATTATACCTATATATGTTTTGTCAAATTTTGTTTCAGATATTTTTTTATCAACATAAGTTTCAATACCTTTTTGAAGTTGCCTTACCGCCTCTTCATATTTATTCATATCTAAAACCTCTCTTTATGTACTATAAAGGAGTTGGATAAGTCCAACCCCTTTATCTAAAATATATTCTAATAAGATTTTTGTTTCATTTTTAAAGCAAAATCTTGTAAATAATTAACAAATTCTTCCCCATTATCCGTTTGAACATTCAAGTTAGAAATATTTATATTTGTTGAATTTTCTTGTGAGGAATTATTTATCGTGCCACTTCCTGCACCAAAGTTACTACTACTAAAAGCACTAACATTGTTTAAAATACCTGCTAAAGTATTTAAACTCTTAGCATTAACTACTCCACTACCTTTAGGCAACATTGTAGTAATACCCTCATTTATTCTTGAACCAACAACAAGTTCTGTATTCGGACTATCACCAACTAAAGCAATTTCGTCATTTCCAACTCGTGCTACACCATCTGCGTGCTTTGTAGAAGCGGTTATCTTTTTGACCTTTTTACTAACAGTCTTTTTAGACACCTTTTTAGTTGAACTCTTAGTCGAACTTTCAAGCTCATCAAGTTTCTTTATTGCCTTTTCAAGTTTTTCAACTTTTTTAGTAGTCTTTTCAATATCTTTTTGCAACGAAACATATTTATTTGAAACATTCTCTAATATTGGGATAACATTATTTTTAAGACCCTCAGTTCCAAAAATATCCGTAGTGCCAAGATATTTAATCAAAAGTTGATTATTTTGAATATTTTTATATTTATCGGCAAGAGCATCAACTTGTTCTTTTTGCTTTTCAAGAATACTTATTTGATTATCAAGGCTTTTAATAACCTCGTCATTAGCCAATTTAATCTCATATTCTTTATCAAGACTATCTTGTTGTGCTTGTAAAATATCTCTTTGACTTTCAAGAGCAGACACAGCATTTTCTTGTGCTTTTTCCCTATTATATTCATCTAAAGCCTGTTGTGCCTCATCTACTGCACTTTCATCAACACCATAAGTCCATTCGCCGTCTTTGAATGTTTTGACTTTAGTTGCTTTAGCCTTTTGTAGTGCCTCCAGCTTTTCTTGTAGTTCAATAGCATCGTTTACAGCATCGTTGGCTTCTTCTTGCTTTTCAATTTCAGCGTCAATAGCATCTATTTGAGATTGTAATAAATCATTTTGTGCTTCTTTTTCAGCCTCAATCTGTTCTGTCCTTGTATCTTTTTCCTCTTCTAAAAGGTCAATTCTATCTTGGATTTTATCCGAAACAGCACTGAAAACATCTTCAATATCCTCAGCTTGTTCTTTCCATTTATCAATGTTGTCCTCAAGTTTTTGCTTTTCCTTTTCGAGTTGCTTAGAAACCTTTTCAATAGATTTTGCAAGTTTCTTATTTGCCTCGGTTAATGCCTTTTTAGCCTTTGTTGCCTTTGATGTAGCAGAGGAATTGCTTTTAGTTACCTTAACAGATTTTTGAACTTCATCATTAAGTCCTTTATATCTTTCTAAAATCTTTTCTTGACCTTCGGTCAACTTATCTAAATTAACACCTTTGCCACCTGCTGCCTCATTTGCTGTTGCAACAGCAGTAGCAAAACTTATTACTCCATCCGTAGCATTTGTAGATTTATTACCTGCTGTTTCGGTGGCATCGCCAAAAAGTCCAACTGCACTTTTAGCAAGATTAGACATTTCTTCGGTGTTGCCCATTGCATAATTATATATATCTTGAACAGCCGAATTAGCTAAAGTTTGAGAATAATTATTTGCAAGAGCTTGATTGAGATTGCCAAGTGTTGTTTTATTAATCTCAAATTGACCGTTATCGTTTACAAGATATTGTAAATATTCAGGTTGGAGGCTTAATAAATCTTGAAGTGTATCATAACTTACACCGCCATATTCATTATACTCTTTAAGAGCGTCTTTAGCAGTATCTTGAATATCTTTAAGTTCTTTAAGTTGAGTTGCTAAATCTTTTACAGCCTCGGCATTATTCGTAGTGCTATCAGCATTTTCATCAGTCGAGTCAGTTGACTCGGATTGTGCATTTCTTTGCTTTAAATACTCATCAGTAGTCAAGCCTAAAGACTCTGCAAATTCTTTTGCTTGTTTAGCCGTTAGTCCAAATTTCTTTAAAAGAGTTTTTTGACTTTCTGTCGCTTTATCCGCACTTTTAGCATTTTTGTTTTGAGTGCCATTTAATTTATCTAAGGCTTTATTTGCTTCTTCGTTTGTTTGAGCATAAGCACCAAGATTTTCTTTACCTATTTGATAAGCAATATTAGCATCTTCAAGAGTTTCTTTATCTTGTTTTTGCTGTTCTGTGAGTTTTTTAATTTCTTCACTTGTTTGAGCTATGGCACTATCATAATTTTTATATCTGTTATAGCCTTGTTTTCTTAATTCGTCACTAACTTCTTGAAGTTTATCTTGATATTTTTGCAAGGCTTCTATTTGAGCTGTAATCCCCTTAGCAGATTTTACATCATCAAATTCAGACATTATAGAAATTTGTCCTTGACTCCGTTGTAATCGCTGAGATGTTAAATATCCTGTTAAAGAAGTGCCTTCTGTGGCTCTTTTAGTTGCACTTTTAACCTCGCCAACAGACTCTCTATATGTTGAGGCTGCCTCTTCAGCATTTTGCTCTTTAAGAATTTCTAAATACTTTTCTCGTTCTTCAGTAGTGCCTTTAATAGCCTCTGTATATTCACCAAAAATGTCGGTATTATTTTTGAGAATGGTATTTAATTCTTTTTCGGATAAATTTGTGTCACTTAAATATTTTTCAAGTTCTTTATATTTATCTGCACTTTCACTATAAGACTTTAAATTATCTCTTGCTTCTTTTGCGTTTTGTTCTTGTGTTTGCTTATATTTGTTATAAGCCATTACACCTATGCTTATAGCAGATGTAACAAGACCGATAGCAGAAATAAGACCTTGTGTTGAAATTGCAAAACCCTCATTAGCAGTTGTTGCAGTATTTACACCTGTAACATATCCTGCAAAATGTTTTACAACTGTGGCTAAACCATTTGCCAAATCTTGTTTTATAGAATTAGCAAGATTTGCAATTCCACTTATAACACTATCAATTTTAAGGGCAATCACTTTAGCATTGATAGTAACTAAAATACCACCTATGGTAGTTAAAATAGCAACCAAATTGTTGCCATAGCCAATAAATTTGACTATACCTGTGCCAGCATCTACAAGGTTCTTTAAAAATGTGTTAAGTCCACCCTCACCGAGTACAACCTCAGTAAACGCAGACTTTAATTGTGTAACCTTTGCTTGCAAGGACTCCATATAAGCTTCGTTTTCTTTTGTTGCCGAGCCTTGCGAAGAAAGTGCTGTTATATTTGCCTCGATTGCCGTGTTGAAATTACTCATAACGGCTGCGAATACCTTATATTGATGGTTAGAAGCAAGAGCATTACCAAGAGCAACTTGTTCCGTGTTACTCATTGTTTCCCATTTAGGTGCTAAATCGGCAAGAATATCATAGGTTGAACGAAGATTACCATTCCCATCTTTAATTGCAACACCATATTCAGCTAATGCTTTTTCATTCTTTGCTATTCGGCTTGAAATAGTATTTAAGCCTCTTGCAACCTGTTGTGACTTGCCTTGGAATATTTCTGTCTTTAAATTTTAATAAAATCGTCTAAAATCTTTTTAAATTTTCCATTTCTTATTATATCATATTTTAATTTCAATAATGGAATATTATGTTTTTTACAATAATTTTCCTTTATTTTATCTCTCTCGATTTGATTTTGATAATTTACCAACGCTTTATCTTTAGCAACATTTCCAAAAAGAACAGGTTTATAATGTTGCTCACCCTGCACTTCAATTAAAATATTTTGTTTTGGCAAATAAAAATCAAAGGGATAAGGCTTAATATTTCCACAATCTTCAAATTTATATTCAGTGATAAAATCAATATTTTTAAATTTTAAATAATTTAACACAATTTTTTCCAATATTGATTTACTACACTCACTACAATAAATGCTTTTTCTTTGTTTTATACTATCCCAACTATGATAAGTAATATTTCCACACATACACTTTATTTTAAGTAGTTCATCACAATTTTTATATTCTGTACTTAATATTTCTATGCCTAAATTATTAAGCTTTATAAAATGTTTAATATTATCAATTGTATACGGATTAGATTTTATAAAAGGACTAAACATAGTATCTCTTCTCTGTTTTAAATTAGCATAACAAATCTTACCTTTATATCCATTTTTATCAATAACATCTATTAAAGTATCATTATATTCTATTTGACTTTTATCAAGAATAGTTAAACCGTGTTCGCTAAATACTTCTTCATATTGTTGTTCGTTCAATCTTTGAGCAATTCCTTTTCTACTTAAATAACATTTAGGACACAAATAATAATGTCTATTATAAATATTATTCCAATCACTTTTAAATAAATGCCCATTTAAATCTCTAAACAACATTTTAGTTGTCGAGTTTATATATTTATGTGCTAAAATTTCAACAGGTATATTATTATTCTTAATATACTGCTTGATATTATTTAACGCAAATGGATTAACTGAATAAAAAGGAGAAAAATCATTTTCAACATTAAATCTTGACCAACTTATAGAATATTTATATTCATTTTTGTCCTTAAATAAAACTTTTGTTTTATATCCCTGAAACTTAAAATCTAATGGAATATATCCCTTGTTATATATTGAATTTATTATTGTTTCTTTAGTTACTTTCTTACTCATATATCAATTTCTTTTTTAGACGATTTATATTTTCTTATATTTTCATATAAGAACCGACTATATTTTCATTTTAATAATAAAATGTAGGCTCTTTTGCTTTCGCTACTCTACTCACTTCGTCTACTTTATAGCTTATTCTAATTATACCACAATTAGTTACATTTGTCAAGTATTTTTTTTACTTGATTGTTTTCGATAGTCTGTGAACCTTTCCTACTATTTCAAGTAAGACTTGGCTGCTGATTATCCATTATTACATATACATAATTTTCAAACATTCACACTTATAGTTTCCTATTATGTTGTAGTCTATGTATCTTTAGGACTTTCCAGCAATTTAGCCTATACAGGCAAGAAATTATTTCACCTGCTGTTACTAATGCAATAGTTTGCTCAAAACTATTGCCATATGTACTTAAAGCAGCACCTGCTGCTGTTAAACCTTTACCAATATCACCTGATGAAACAGCAAAATTATTGGAGGTTTCATTAATAGCATCAATAATATGTTTGCTGTTTTCTGCTTGAATATCAAAAGCTTTCATCTGTGAAATAAGAACAGCCGAAGCTTCGGAAGCACTTAATTGCTCATCTGCAATATTTTGGTATAGGCTTGATACTTGAGCCAATTGAGCCGATTGTTCATCTGAATAACCCGACTTTTTGAACTCTGTCGCAGCTTCAGTCATCTCAATTCTCGTGCGAGCAACACTTTCACCCAACTCACCTAATTGTTGAGTGTATTCATTTAAGCTGTCACCACTTAAATCACTAACTTTTTTAAATTCGGTTAAAGCATCATCAAAATCTTTTACAATTTGAACTGCATTTGTAACACTTGCGGTAAATAATCCAATTACTGCTGTACTTATACCGAATTTAGCTACTTTCTTAGTAGTATCAATAAAATCACTACCAAGACTTTTTATCTTTGCACCTAACCCTGTAATTTGGTTAGTAGCGTCTTTAGTGTCAACGCTAATTTTCTTTTTGCTTAATTGTTTTTGAACATCAAAAGTATCAACTCTGACCTTCGCATTTATGAAAAAATCAGCCAACTAATCACCCACCTTTGATTTTCGACCAAAAGCATTATTATTTTTGGGTTTAATTTGTGAATATGCAATATTTATTGCATCGGCAATATCATCTTGATTATATTTACTTGTTTTACTTTTCCATATTAAATCAAGACCGAATGTTTTATTTGCATATTCTATACTTGATTGCTTCATCAATTCTCGTTCTGTGTCCTTTCTTTTGCCTGTAAATAAGCCTAAATCAGCTCTCCATTTAGACACAGCAATATATTCGACTTTTATATCAAAAGCCGTTACAATACCTACTATAATACCCTGCAAGAATGCTAATATTTTTAGTGTTTGAGGGTTTTTCACTATAAGAGGCACATCTTCTATGTAAATAATATCTATCTTATGAGTTACAATAAATTCTTTAAGCCTATCGCCCATCCAAAATGCCCTATCTCGCCAATCAATTATGTCTTTAGGTATTGCCCAAACACCATAGTCAATTAACTTGTCATCTTTAAATAAGCCATAGCCACTTTTAGTTGAACTCATATCAAGACCTAAACTAATCATAAGAAGTGAATACTCCTTTCAAGCCGACTTTAGAACATTCGTTCTTGAAAATATCATAGGCATTAGCATAAAGCCAAGTTTCAAATTTAGACCAAAAGGGGCGAGCAGGGGGGTTGCCAATAGTATAACCTATTCCTGTTTCAATTATCTCTGCGAGTTGTCTTTTATCTTTATGAATAGTAATTCCGTTCTTTAAAGGTATTTTTTTCATTATAGAAAAATTTTGCTCTATCCCACCGATAATCTCATTTGCTACCACTTTTGTATTTCTCTTATAAAAAGAATTTTCAAATTGATATGTACGAAGTCCTGCTTTTGCCCAATCGCCCTCATAAGCCTCGTAAACTTCACTTTCAATAATGTCTTTTAGTTTATCTAAACATTGAGTTAAAGTCGCTTTAAACGCAATTCTAAGCCGTCTTATAAGCACTTGTTGTAATTCAACCTCATTACTTATTGTTCTCTTTCCTGCCAACTACTTCCTCGACCTTTTTAATAAATTCTTTTGTATCAAAGTTCTTTGGTATCTTTTTCATACCTTTTTCAATTGACTTATTAAGACCTTCAAGAAATTCTCTAAAAGTCTGCTCAATGCTATTTTCTTTTCTAATACAATCCTCAAGAACCTCGATATTTGTAATAGCAAAATAACCATTATCAAGAAAATCTTTTTCTGCAAGTTCGTTATAAACAGTAACATCGTCTTTATCCCTAAAATCATAATCAAAACAATATTTTGCAACAAGAACAGTTTTAATGAGTTCGCACTCATAAGAAGTATGCTTTTCGGCACATTGATTTACAATATTGCCAATTTCCTCAATAGTAAGATAATTTTTCTTTAATGTTAATTCCATTATATTCTCTCCTTAGATTTTTATTTATTAAAATAATAATTTAACAAGTCCGTAGAAGCTTTTTCACTTCCATTATTATCATTTGTATAAGTTTTTCCACTAATATCGTTCAATTTTGGATAGTCTGATATAATTGTATGACCGCCCACAAAATATTCTCTACTACTATAATAATAATTTTTATCATCGTAAGTAAAACTTCCTGCACTTGTGAAATTACGACCAAGAGCAGAATAAGTAACGGCTTCTTCAACTTCAGATACCAACAATATTCCTGTATAACTACCAAAAGTTACTGTGCAAGCAATTGCCAATCCATCATTTATTTTCGTAAATTGACGACCATCAATTGTAGCAATTAGAGTATTTGCATCTGTTACTTCTAATTCCGTTTTAACCTCTCCTCCTTGTGGTATAACAATATTCCAATTTTTAGAGGATATAGTTGCTTTTTGTTCATCTGTCAATTTAGTTGCAACATCATTATGAATAGTTAAATTTTGAGTTGTTTCAACCGTTGCCAAACCATTTATAAGGCTTTGAATAGACTCATTAGACAAGAGAGATGATGAACCTAAATTGAAATTTATTTTAATACTATTTTCTACAAAAGTAATATTTTTTAAGTTTGAACAACTTGCGAACATACTCGCCAAATTTGTTGCACTACTTAAATCTAATCCTTTAGCTGTTTCCAATACTGTTTTTCCAGCAAAAAGACCACTAAAATTAGTTACTTTCGATGTGGAATTTACAAAATCTACAGACTTTAAATTATTACTTTGTGCAAACAATGAAGCTAAATTTGTTGCAGAACTCACATTGAATTGTTCAATACTCTCTAAAGCTTTACAATTATAAAAAAGATTATTAAAAGTCTGCACTTTCGGAATAGATAATACTCCTATTGTAGTTAAATTAGTACAACCTTTAAAGGCTTCTGCAACATTTGTTGCATTAGGAATATTAAAGTTTGCTACAGAAATTAGTTTTTGACAATCACGAAAAATTCCTTTTACACTTGTTGTATTTGGAAAACTTAAATTAGGCGCTTTAACAACTTGTGTTTCACCAAAAATCCCCTCTGCATTTGTAACATTGGGAAAGTTTAAATCCTCCGTACCTAAATCTGATAAGGAACACTGCCAAAACATTTCACCCATATTAGTGATAGTTTCGTGATTAAACTTCGGCAATTGAGTGATTTTTGTACCATATCCAAACATTCCAAAGCCGTTTGTTATACTGTCAAAACTGAATTTTTGAACCACATCATCCGTCACTCTTGTATTCCTAAATGCATTAGTACAATTTAAGCCTTTGGAAAAATCGCCTGTATTTATCACATTAATTAATTTGGAACAATTATAAAAAATACTACTGAAATTAGTGCCATTGATTGTGTTTATATTTGCTTCTATTAAATTAGTACAACTATCAAACGCATTTCTCCAATCAGTTATTTCAAGGCATTTATCTTCAAGATAATTCGGCAAAACTTTTAAGTATGTATTGCCCCTAAAAAAAGTAGGATTAGCAGAGCCAAAGTTAATTACATTATCCAATGCCCATTCCCATTGTTCGCTCGCTCCACTTATTTCTCTGATTTTATCATCAAATTCACTTGCCTTAATTTTATCTGTTGTATTTATTTTTTCTCTTATTGCGTCTGCCACATCGGTTAAATAGTTTTTTAAATTATCAGTCCTTGCCATATTAATAACTATCCTCCAATGCACCCATAATTAAATTATAAACAGCTTTGCTACTTGCTATTCCTGTGGATTGTGCAGTAATCTCGCTGTCACATAAATCATCAGTTGTTTTATTGCCTTCAAGTGTAATTCCGTTAATTTGTGGCTTATCCGTTAAGCCATTATAACTTGTCGCATTTTTAACACGCTTAATCAATTCATCAAAATAATAATTGAGAGTATTTTGACCGTCAACAGCCTTTTGTGCCTCACTTGCTAAACTCAACTTACCAACCCACTTTCTTTAATTTTTTTTATTTCATCATTTATCATTTTATTAAGTTGAACTAATGATAAAGTGGCTTTTTCAATATCATTTTCAACCTCATAAAACTTTTGAGTAACAACTTTATTTTGAACAGGATTTTCACTTGTTAAACTTAATTCTGTATCAACTGTTATATCTGCCATTTTATCACCTCTAAACAAAAAAATAGGCTAATGTTTAAATAAACACTAACCTATTTTCTTAATCTATTCTTTCAATATTCTCTCGTTCTTTAGCCAAAATTTCCTGTCTTTCTTCTTCTGTAATTTCCTTAAATTGACTTCTATTATCAATGTAACTCATTCTGTACCCTCCAACGCTCTTATTTTCGCACGGAGTTTTTCGGTGTAAGCAATCTGCTCTTGATATTCTTCTACAGTTGCAACTCCCATAGCAATTTTCACGCCTATGTAATCATAGCTTGCAAGCTCCTGCTTTAGTGCTTGAATTTCAGCCTGTGGGTCAGGTGTAAAGATTTCATCTTCGACATCAAGATATTCACCATTAATTAATGCTCTACTCATTTGCTGTCACTCTCCTTTTCGTTTATTTCTGTGGATTGGGTTGAAGTACCATATTTTAAGTTATCACCATTTGCAATGTCAAGAGATAATACATTATTTTCTAATTTTAAACCCATTCCAAGTGAAATAACTTTAAATTTCGGAATACCTGTTTCATTATCTATGCCTTCAGAACTTATTAATTGGTCTTTTTGTATTTCAAGTAATGGAGTTATCATATCCCAAAATGTTTCAATGGAATGTGTTAATTCTTTTCTTTCATTAATAACTTTTTGTTTGCTCTCATTATATGCAATTTTATGATATTCAATACCTAAGTTATTTATTCCGTCACCACTATATAGGCGAATAAAATCAATATGGTGCAATACTTGACCTGTATCACTTGTACCATAGGTTGAAATATAAATTATATCACCTTTTGCCACATACAATTCTGTCGTTTCTTTCGTACTCGGTTCTTTAATTAAAATAGTTCCGTTTGTTGCAACATCATATCGACCTGAAGTAGAAAGTTCAATATATGGAGTAGTATTCGTAGCTTTTACTATTGTTGATGTTTGATTGTTTTCAATAAGTTTTGCAAATGTTTCATTATCTTTAATATATTGAGCGATAAAATCTTTAAAAGAAATTTCCTCACCTTTATAAGTGACTTTTGCCTCGTCAACCTTTAATCCATTTCCAATATTGTAATCATTTGCTGTTTTGTTTCCTTTTATTTCAATATTGTTAAGTGTTGGGATATTTAAAAGATTTTCATAATCTTTTGTTTCGTCTTTAATTTTTGTTGTTGAAAGTACCTTATTACCACTCTTTAAAGATAAAGTATCATCTTCAAGTTGAATACTATCGCCTTTTGAGTCTAATTTATTCAATAACTGATTATATATAGGAATAGTTGGCTCTTGAGGAATTGTGTCGCTATCTTTGTCACTTTTTTGTAACACAATAGGTCTATTCATTTTAGTCCAAATTTCTGTATCATCTTGAACACCTTGAATAGAAACAATTAATTGACCTTCTCTTGTCAATACTTCCCACGGAATAAGACATACTGTTTCATTTCCGCCCAAAAACATAGGAACACTAATGTCTTTTTCATCTTTATCATTACTTTTATTTATAAAATATGCAGTTTTAGAAAAATTATCCCAATCTTCACTAAATTTGAATTTAGCAGTATGATATTTAACAGAGTCTGTTAAAATAATTATTTTGGCATTTTTACAAACTACATCTAATTTGTTTATATCAAAGGCATAAATCAAATTATTGCCCTCCTATTTTTCTAATTTAATTATGTACCAAAGGGGCAAAATGCCCCTTATCAAGACAACTTTTGAATTAACTCTATTATTGCAAATATAATACCACTTCCACCCACAATATAACCACCATACTTTGATAAAAATGTTTTAACCGAATTTCTTTGAGTTTCCATAATATCAATTTTTGATTTATTATCAACTCTTTGAATTTCATCATCTACTTCGTCAAATTTATTTTCAACACTATTGATTTTACTTTCAACATTGTTTACTTTATTTTCAACACTATTTACTTTATCTGTCAACTGCGAAATAACTTCTGTTTGTTTCAAGAATGTTTCACCTTGATATTTAACTGTTTGTGCAATTTCAACCATAGAACTTTTAACGGAGTCCAATGTGCTTACAAGTTTTTCATTTGCCTCAATAGATTGTTTGACTAAAAGGTCATTAGTATTAAGTTCAACCTCAAACTTATTCATTTTTTGATTGATTTCTTTAATATCATCATATTCAATATGGTCTATTCTTTTTTGAGTGTCTTTTATATCTTTAATAAGTCTGTTAATTTCAACTGTTGTATTTTCTGCCATTGAGATTATCCCCTTTTACAAAAAATCATCCTTATTTAAAAAGAGTGTTATATCACAAAGGATAATACTCCACAAAATGCAAGATGTGTATAAATATAATTTTAAATATAGAAACAAAATGGCAAAAAATAAGGATATGACTATCCATTTAATCATACCCTTTCTATACCAAACAATATCATAAGGTTTATCATATTTGCTTGTGTCTATATTTAATTTATTCCACAATAAAGTATAAGGCTTATTATTATACCACCTATCTTTAGGCTGTATATCGTTTATTTGTTCTTTAAATGGTGCTTTTATATATAAGTCCTTAATTGATATTAACGCAATTAAAAAGACTAACCAAAGCCATTGTAGAGAATATTTTGACATATATCCTGCAATTATAATTAACATATTAGAAATTACACTACATCTCAAATTTGAAGTGCAATGAAAACCACCACAAAATTTTCTAATCTTATTAAAAACAATCGCACTTACAATTACAAAAGGCAATATGTCAAACAAAATACCAAATACTATTATTGGAGTATATGTAGTTATTAGATAAATACAACAAGTTACATAATATGCTAAATCGTGATTGCCTGTTTTTTTAATAATAAAATCTTGTATTTTTTCTAAAATAAAAATCACCTCATTGTATTTATTATGTACTATGGTTGCTTTTTCAAGTAAAAGAACCATATAAGAAAACTTTTAAGGTGTAATTACTTGCGAACTACGCCTGAACCCCACCATTGTTTCATCTTTAATCTCCTTAAAACGAAAATAAATATAAATTCAAATAAATCAATTACTATGAAATATTTGAACATTTTAAAGTTTGTAAATTTAGATAAATCAATATTACAAACTCTCTCATAAAACAAAGAAAATGTTGCATTGATTACTAAAGTATATAAATATTCTAAAGCAATAACAATTAACGAATAAAACACTTTCTTTATATCCTCATTTGTGTAATATCTTATCCTATAAATATAGGCAAATATTACTATAATACCTAAAATTTGCCTTGCAATAGGTGGTGCTAATGAACTTAAACAAAATATTGCACCAACAACTAAAACATCGACAAATCTTAGTTTGATTTTTGTCAATTTATTTATGAATAGATAGAATATTAAACTATCCCATAAGCTAAATAACAAATAATCTGTTGCTAAACTTTTAATAATTTCCATAATATAATCACCTTTCTTTGTTTTATTTCTTATGGTAACTACATTATATCACATAATATTTAAGATGTCAAGAGGAAAATGGAAAATTATCGTTAGTTTTTTCTACTACTTTTGTTGGCGGTATACAACAACAATCTAAATTTGGCAATATTTTTTCGTATATTACTCTACTGCTAAGCATATTATCAATTTGACTTAAACATTCTGCAACCTCTTTAAGTTCGCTAACATACATTTCATCATATTTTCTTGACTCTATTTCTGCGATTAGTCTATCAATTTGTGTATCAATCTTATCTCTTATACAATTTTCCATTTTCTATAAAGCCACCTTTCATAATCAAGCATTTGTAAAATTGTATCTCAATATTTTAATGATTTGTTTTAAATCATCTTGTTTTATCTCTCCAAGTAACCTTTCTATTCTCTTTTTGCTTATATCTCTTATACATTCGCATAAAACAGTATTTGTCTTTTTTGCAAAGAACAGATAATCGTCACGAGATAATTCGTAATGATTTATCATATTTTTTTTGGTTGTACTTGATGTAATTGGAATGACAATAACATTATTTCGATTTTTATTCAGCATTTCTGCCGAAACAACAATACAAGGTCTTATACCCTTTTCCTCATTGCCAACATTTTCGTCACCAAGATTAACCATATAAATTCCACCTTGTTTTATGCTTCTACTCATATCTTTTTAGGTTTACTTGTTACTACTTTCTTTTTTTGTTCAAAAGGTGTCAATGAAACATCATAAATATCATCAATTCCCTCTTGAACATATACATATTCGGGTACACTCTTAAAGGTATTTTTTACTTTAATTGTAGTGTCCTTATATTCAATATATAAATATCCCCTACGCTCAAACAAAACTCTATTCGAGCCTTTTGGAATTTCCTTTAAATCTTTCACTTTACAATTTTCCCACCTGTCATTGAGAATAAATTTATTTTGCAAATTACAGAATTTACTATAATTGCAAATATTATTAGTTTTTTTACAAAATAAATATTCTTTGCCTTTAAAATTTCTATATTCTGTATAAAAACACATAAGTTTATCACCTATAAAAATGTGGGAGAGTATAAAAACCCTCCCACTATATGTAAAAAGAGTAGAGTTTTACCTCTACTCTTGAAAGCAAAATTACATTGCTTTATATTTATCAACTTTATATTGAATATGGTCTATTCTGTTTAGAATTTCTGAATGAGTAAATTTCCAAACATTTGTCATAACATCAAGTGTTGTTTTATCTGTTATTTCATTGTCTTTCTTTTCTTTAATAAGATTTACTACAAAAGTGTGCAAACTATCTACATTTGCCATACAACCCTCATAAATCTTAAAATACTCCTCGCTTATTTCAGCATATTCATCTTTCCATTCAATAGCCTTATCAATATAGCACTCTGCTTTGTCGATAAAACAATTTATATCTTTAACAAGTTCGGCAATAATTACCATTTAAACTCACCCCTTAATGAAACATTTGATAAACTTCTTTAACTTTTGCTTTTACCATTGAACACTCTTCCATATCATCTTGACATATTTTAGCGAGTTCTCGGTAAACATCATTAACATTATTTAAAAAATGTCCTAATTCATCGTGAGCCATTTGCAAATCATCGTCTTGTCTTGTTCGCTTATATTGTTCTTTGTAAGTCTTGTATGAAACAAATTCATCCCAAGCATCTGCCAAATAATTGTCAATTTCTGTATGTTTAGCAATACTTTGAGCATTATCATCCTCATCGTATGCCTCACCTTTTATGACCTTGTTGAGTTTATGTTCCACTTTCATCAAATCCTTTAGATAATCTAAAAGATTTTCAGTAATTGACATATCACTTACCATTTCATATTCTTCAACAATATTTTTAAGAATTTTTTGGGCAATCTGTTTATCCATTAACATCACCACCTATTTTATTCAAAATTAAATCAAGTTTTTTATCTTGCTCTTCTAAATGATTATGAATATCTATAAGCATATTGTGCATATTTTTTTCTAAATCATCTTTGGTTATAACCTTATCATAAGTCATAATTCCTAACATAGTTCCCATTACAGAAACTACATCAAGAGCAGATATTTCTTGTCGAACATTATTGTTTGCCATATTAAGACAATTTTGTAACTGTTACATTAGCATTTGTTATTGTAACAGGTGTTCCGTCATTTTGAATAGTAAGATTAAGTGGAATATTATCAGTAACAGCACAGCAATTTGGACTTACTCTAACCATAAACTGTGATTGAGATAAGTTCATAATTACAGTATCAGCAGTAGCAGACTGTGAAGCCTCAAAGCCTTCAATCTGTGTGCCATTACCATACAAATGGAATGTCGCTGTGCCACCTGCCGTTGCGACTGTACTTGCCGTTGCAGTGAAATCTACAAGATACCAACCTGCCCTATGCAAGCTAATAGCCGAACTTCCTGCCGAATGTCTTACTGTGCAAGAATTACTATTATAATTAGTTGTAAATACCACGGCACTGCCTGTATTTACTGTTTGTGTAGTATTAGAGAATGTAGTCAAAGCCATTATATCAAGTCCTTTCAAGTATTTAGCATATCGCACTTATACTGAAATAACTTTATCTAAATAGAAAAATGGCGAGTATTTCTACTCGCCATTATTATTTAATATTTGGTGCGAGTATGCACTCTGTCATATTTTATTTAGATTATGCTACTGTTCCGCAACCATTGCAATTACCGTAACCATATACATTTGCTGGGGATGTATATGGTGAGCAAGTAATGTAAGACGGAATTGGGAACGGTCTTAAAAGGTTGACAAGGTTTGCAGACTGTGCTTGCTGTGAAAGTTGGAAGTTTGCAGTCTGTAATTCTCTATCTCTGTCCTCAAGTTTATCACGAAGGTCTTGCATTGTATTAGCGTTAATCAATGCACGAGTAGCTTCACCCTCTGCGTGAATTGCAGTAGTAATTTCGCAAGTGTTCTGTGCATTTTCATAACGAACTGCATCAATATTACGATTGGTTGTGCCAATTATGTTATCTTAAAAGTTGTTTATCTCTTAATTCTATATATTTCTATATAGGTCGGACTATATCTTCACCCTTAATTAAAAAGGGGTTCGGCACTCGTGTCGGAATTATCGGTATCTGTCCTCATCCGTTAGTCTCTGAACCTTCAAAGCTACTTTTATCAGAATTTGCTTTGCTTGGCTGCTGATTAGCATATCTATAATATAGACTTAGCCTTCCAGCAATTCACCGAATTGTTTTCTAATTATTACTAATTAGGCTACCACACATAAATCGTAGCAGCAATCTTTCATTTGATAACCAAGTTCGGTAATGCCACCTGAAACACCATTAAAACCATTAAGCATAGTTGTATTCATAGCATAAAAGCCATCACACAAACCATTAGAAATGCCATCAAGCTTATTGATAATTTGGTTAGTGTCAAATCCTCTCTGAATATCAGCCTGTGTTGCATAAGTGCCAACAGCACCATTACCATAGCCACCCCAAGCACTGCCTCCACCAAAAAGAAGAATAAACACAATTATGAGAGCGAGAATACCACCAGCACCACCGCTAAGGAAACCGCCATTTTCATCGTTATTCTTTGTGAGAGCGAGAGCATCTCCAATACTTAAACCATTATCCATTGCCATAATAAAAATCTCCTTTTACTTAAATAAAATATATATTTATATTAAATTTAAGAGCCGTACGCATCTCTTAAATAAAATATCATTTATTAAAAGAGAGTACAACTAAAAGAGATTTTAAATTTAAGGGTTTACTTAAAAACATTAATTGCACCCCCTTGTAGTACAAATAATGTTTTGATTGTATTAATCAAAATCATATTATTTTGATTGATTGTTTAAAGAAAGCACAATCAATATTTCTAAAGCCACCTTTCAAAAATATGTCACATAAAGTGTTTAAGAAAATTTCCTATACCCTTTATATTTTTTAAATTTCCTTGAGTAGTTTTCATTATTTCCTCAGCCTGTTTTGTTGCTTGATTTATCTGCTCTTGAGAAAATTGCCCACTACTCTGCATTTTTGCTAATAGTTCATTTGGGTCTAAATTTTTCATATTCATAACATCAACGAATTTTTGAAAATTATTCATATTGAACCCATTACCATTAGACTGTGAAGAACCCATAGAAAAAGGATTAAAAGATTTCACTACTTCGCCTCCTTATTTTGAGTTTTGGTAGGTTTAACTTTTGATAATTCTTGAATAGTATTATTCTGTTGAATTATAACATCTTTTAACCTATCAACCTCACTATTAAGTTCGTTAAATTTATCAACTGTTACATAATTTTTGTTTTCTTTTGTTTCTGAATTGTTAAAATCAATCTCGTGTAATTCGTATGCCCCAAAACTCGGCTGACCTACTGCTGAAACTGCTTTAACATAAATTTCAGGCTTGCTTGTATGTCTAAACCACCTTATTTGTCCGTTTGGCACATTAAAATCTTGTGCCTCTTGCATACTTGAAACTGTAATAAAATCAAAATTAGTATTAGCCATTTGACTATTGTTATTATTTTGTTGTTCTACCATATTCATATATCTGTTATATCGGCTATCATTATTAAAATTATTTTGAAAGCCATTTGGTTGTTGATAAGTCATTCCATAATTATTAGGAAAGCCATAACCACCATAACTCATTCTATAAGCCACCTTTCACTATGTACTATTGCGTGAGTATAAAACCCACGCAATTTATATTTAAACTAATTTATAGTTCTGCACTAACATTTACTACACAAGCAGTAGTAAGAGCAGTCTTACCCTTTGCTACAATCTCAATAGTAGTAACTCCGTCAGCAGTCTTTGCTGTAACAACACCATTATTGTCTACTGTTGCAGATGTACCCAAAGCAGTAAATGTAAGTTTAGTGTTATCAATCAACGAAGGCTGTGTGCCATCATTATACATTTTATAAACTTTAATTGTTTGTGTTTCATTATGACCGAGTTCAATATTGCCACCTGCAACTACAAGATTGTCAACATTAGCAAACTCATCCTGTCCGTAAATGCGTTCTGTAATAACTGCATAATAGCCGTGGTCTGAACAGCCTACATTACCTGTAAATACAGCAACTGCCACGCCAGAAAGTGAAACAGAGGCAATACCACTTGATGTAAGTGACAAATCTTGTGAACCTTCAAGTTGGAATTTAGGAATATCAACCACAATATCACCTATTCTTGAAGCATTACTTTCAATTGTTTCGCCTGTTGCACCACTCTTGAAAAGTGGAATTGTCATTACAGCGTGACAAATATCAGGAACATAATCTGCATTTACAGTAAATCTACGAGCAGTAGCATCCGAGATTACATATTTAATACAAATCGTTGAACCTACAACAAGTCCATCAACTGTTGCTTTATTTTCGCCTTTTGTAAAATCAAATTTCTTATAAGCATCATCAGCTTCTGTTGACAATTTATACCAACCAATAGTGCCACTTGTAGCAGTAAAATCTTTAGGTGTTTGAGCTACTTCAAGAGTATCTTTCTCTTTTACAGTAAATTGTTCAACAGTAAGAATATCTGCACCTGCGGTAATACCACCACCACAGCTAAGTGCAATATAATTCAAATCCCAGATTTGGTCTGTAAGTGTAAGACCGAAAGAGGAGTCGTGATAGTACCTGCCGAGCAGAATATTGGACTGACCGCCCCTTGCTTCCTCATTACTAATAGCCATATTAATACCTGAGTCAGTCAAGGTTTTGGTAGATACAATAAGATTATTATTATTATCAAAAAGGTCAACATTGGCAACAGATGCCAAAAGTCCTTTAGCCATATATTTTGTCTCCTTTACCGATTATTTTATAAAATTAACCGTTAATTTGTTGTATTTTCTGTTCAAAAGACTCTGCGTCTGTGAACATTTCTTTATATTTATCAACCCTCTTTTTAAACATCGGATGTTTTACATCATCTTTAACTTCATATTTAAAAGAGGCTTGTATTATCTTTTGTGCAAGATAAATTTCACTATTTATACAATGATTAAATATTTGTTCAAAAGTTCTATAAACCATATCATTTATCTGTTCCATTGTATATCCATTTTTACTCATTACATAAGTTTTCTGTTCTTCTAATGTTGGATTATGAACTCCTTTATTAACCATTTTACAATATTTTTCATATTCGGCTTTTACATCGGGATTAACATATCTATCATCATAATCTTTATCATTTTGGAATAATATTATCTTTTTTATATCATCAAATTCTTTTGCCGATATAATACTTTCTATAATATCATTCTCACCAAGAACTACAATACAATCTTTACCATTATCTTTTGATAAGGCAATATTTTTATGAATACATAATTGAAACAACATTGCAAATAAACTTTGAGTATTTATATCTACTAAAACTCGATTGATTAAAAATTCTAAATAATTCATTTGAATAACATCAATATCATTTATTGTATTTTTATCAATTTCTAAAAGTTCTTTGCAATTTGCATAAATAGGAAAATCTTTTACTTTAATGGGGTATATAAATATTCCTGTTCCTTTTTTCAGTTCATAAGGAACAGCATATTCGTTAATAAAATAATTTAATTGCAAGTTATCAATATCAACCAATACAACCACCACTTTGAGCATTTATGTATCTCATTGCCATAGTAAGAGAACGACCGAATATGGTTTTACTATTTGTAAGTCCAATAGTTGAGCCTGTAACACGATATAATTCTCTGTCAAAAGATAAATAACTACTTCCTATATTTATATCCCTACCATTAAAAACTGCCAAAAACAAACTTTCCATTAAGTCTGTTCGTTCACATAAAACACCCTCATAATAAACAAGGCAAGTTTTTTCATTTGTTAAGAAATCAAAATCATAACAAATAATTGCACTATTTCTTGCTTCGGGTACTGTTTGTGAACGATATAGCCTAAATTGTGTTTGACTTTGGCTATCTGAAAGAATTGAGCCAACAATAGGCTTTAAGAAAACACGATAATTCTGTTCATCTGTTTCGCCAGTCCAAATATAATCCCTTTTTTGTTCAAAAGTTAAATTATCTTTATCTAAAGCATCTTTGGTGTCATAAATTAAACATTTCCAAAAATCTTCTGCCATTTGGCTTTTTTCTTTCATTAAAAATTCTAATATCTTATAAGTTACTAAAGGCTGTTGAGAAAAATCATTATAAGACATTGTACTGTTACCATTATAATTCATAAACTCTCCTTATAGTAAACTCTTTAATTTAATTTTAAGTTCAACATCATCACAGCCATCTGCCTTGAATGTCAATGTTAGTAAATTCTTATCCATTTTTAAATTAGTTACTTTAAATCCGTCAATAGTTTCCTCTAATTGATAATGCCTACTATCTGCCCCACTCGGAATACACTGAATAGCAATATTTTGTTTTTCGCCCTCGATATAAACACCACAAGTTATTTCTAAACTTTCCATTTCATTTAATTCGGTTACATCACTTGGACTAATAATTATCTTCTTTTCGGGCAAATAATCATCTACTATGTTAATTGTAATAGTATCATAAATATTTTCATTATCTGTTAAATATGCCTTTATTTCAGCTTTAGAACCTTTATTGCCTATAAGACGATAAATTCCATTACTATCAATAGAAACAGTCTTATTATCGCTTGTAGACCACGATATAGGCATATCTGTAACTAATTCATTATCTTTCATTACATTAGCAGTTAATTGACCTTGAAAACCTTGAATTTGCGAAATATTATCACTATCAATTTTCACTCTATAATCAACCGCATAATAATCACAAACATTAAGTTCTTTATTATCAATTGGCAATAATGGACTATAAACAAGATAAATTTTTATCATTGTTACATCTCCATTTGTACCCTCTTCTTGATTGTAATTATCAATCTGTTCAACTTTATAACATTGACTATGTTGAAACATAAATCTTTGATTTAAGTCTATTGTTTTTGTTTTGTCATTTCCTTGAACATAAAGTATCAATCTCCTGTTCTCAACCGTTGCTGTTTTTGCAACTTGCTGATTTGTACTTGACACCTCATATCCAAAAAAGACCTTTTCAGTCAAAATATTTCCATTACTCTTATCTAACCAAGAAATTTCATTATTACAACGAATAAGTTTTGCATTTGCAACTTTCGATAATTTATTTATTTTATCATAGCACAAATAGGTTTCGCCTTCCCATTTGTATTTTTGCCCCCTATAATTTCGATGAGAACAATCTTTAAATAAAACGGCAATATAATCGCCCATTACTTTAGTTAAATTAGTAGAAACCTCACTAACACTATCAATATGCACATCAAAACTTTTATATTGTTCATTAAATGGATATTTTTCTTCTTTAATAATTGTATTCAGCGTAGTATCTTCAAAAGTATCATTTATCCATTCTTGAGTAATTTCTTTATAATAATCTTTGTTAGATTGAGCCATATTATCTATAAAATTACTATACCAACTCACGATAAATCACTCCAATACGGCAATTCATCTAAATGCTTTAAATGATAATTAGCAATATCCTCTTGATATTCACTAACAAGATTGTTATACCAATTATCATTTTGCTTCATTATTGGGGCAATAGAGTCTTTTTTAAACTCTCTCTGCGAAATATAAGGCACTCTTGCCTTAATATCTTGTGTCAATCTTTTGAAATATTTTGAAACTGCAATTTCCGAAACAATTTTCTTTTCATCATCATCTAAATCATAATCAAAATAATATGCTATTTTATTTTCTTCTGTATCTTCGATAAAAACTTTTTCTATGTGATAAGTTAATGGCTTAATACAGTCAAAATCACTTAATCCACTTTTAAGAAAGCCACAAAGATAATCAAAAACAACATCTTTATTTATTTCATATAATTTATCTATTTTATAATCATTGATTATTGGAAGCATCCAATCCTCGTATATTTCAATAAAACTCGTTCCCAATTTGGCTACCTCCATTTTATTAAATTTATTTTGCAGAAATAAGATTACTCATCTCATCAATGTCATAGCCATTCTTTTCAAGTTCCTTAATCTTGTTAAAATCATAGTTATAACCCTCACTCATTTTACGAGCAATAAGAGCAACAAATCTTTCAGCAGTGTCTTTATCCATATTAAGAATAGTATCAACTGCATTATCATCAACAAGACTAATAAGTCTTTCTACTGCTTCTTTATTCATAACTTCATTATAAATATATCCAATACCTAAATCCTCATAGTCTTTTTGAGAAGTAAGAATAGCGTAGCCTTTTTCAAACTGCGAATTGTAATTATTTACAATTTCAACCATATCTGAAAATCTAATATTCTTAACCTCGCCAAACTTATCAAACACATAGGTACGACCTTTTTCTTTAGGATTTGACTTTACTGAAAGAACATAAGTATGTGGGAGCATAGAAACAACCTTAACAGTTCTTGTAATATCTGAATTAGATTGAACTACAACATTTGGCTGACTCTGTGCTTGTGCCAACTGTGACTGTAACTGTTCAATCTGCTTTTGCATTTGCTTAATTAAATCGAGATTTTCGTCTTTATTCTTTTCATCATTAGCAGACTTCGTTGTAGAAGTTTTAGTTGAAGTTCTGCTTTTCTTTGCTGTCTGTTCAGCCATATATAAAACTCCTATATTTTATAAATAATATGTACGAGGTGAGTATATTTCAACCCACCCCAAATATAATCAACTCTAATCTAAAAGAGTAAATTAACCAGCAAGCTTAACCTTTACAATCTTCTTATTTGTAGCAAGAGAAACACCAAGTTCCTTACGAAGTGTTGAAAGAATTGCAAGGTTATTGTTGTCATAATCTTCATCTGTATTAGTAGATGTATAACCAATAGCAACCTGAATAAGCTTTGAGCCATTAACAGGGAGTGCATAAATTCTATCTGTTGGAAGTCCAACTACTCCGTCATTTCCGTCTGAAACAACATTAAATCCAAGAACAGTATAACCATTGAATACTGACATATAACCAACAGTATTGTATTCATCACCAAGAAGAATACGAGTTCTTGCTTCAGTAGGAAGAACTGACTTGAGGGCAACAGCGTCACCAACGATTACCATTTTAGCACCATTACGAGCAGAAGCAAGACGGAGCTTCTTGAGAAACTCTGTTTCGTCAAAGTTTTCAAGAACAAGGTTTTCATCAGTCATAGCTTCTGAAACAGTTGTAAACTCACCAATAACAAGCTGATAAATCTTTGCAACCATTGAGATAGCCTTGAGCATTACATCCTCAGCAAACATAGAGTCACCTACAAGGATTTCAGGAAGATTAGTAATGGTAGTGATACCATACATATCTGTTGCAATAGTCTTAGTAGAAGCTTTCTTTGTCTGTGTTCTTGTGTGCTTTTGGCGTCTGCCCATTCTTGATACTTCATAAATGCTATTATCTACAAGTTCAAATTCAAATACATCGCCATAGCCACCATACTGAATATTAGAAAGTGCCGAAAGACCCATAGCATCTGTTACGATAGGTGTAACAGTATCAAGCATTACTTTTTGAATATTTGCAGCCATTTGAGCAACTACACCATAAGTAGCGTATTCCTGAATATCATTATTGAAATCTTCAAGAGAATACTTACTTCTGCGAGCAAGTTCGCTCTTAAATGTTTCGTTAATCTTATTTGCCTTTTCCTCAAGGCTATATTTAGTTGTTTCGTATGAAAGACCCTTTACATCATACTTGCTTGACATATAATGTCTTGCATAATCTTCCATACTTGAAACCAACTTATTTGAGTCTGCTGTTGTAGCAAACTTAACTACTGTATCAAATCTCTTCATTAATATTTTCTCCTTTTCCTACAAATTAACCATTGAAAACAGTTTTAAGAATATAAACCTTTTCTGTATCATCATCAAAATTGAATGTAGGATATTTTGCACTATCTACAATATCAACAACCTTAAATGAAGCTACATTGGCTGTTTGAGTAGTCTTTGTTACCCAACCGTCTGCTGATGGCTCTAAAAATTGACCCTTTGTTGGAGCAGCATCCTTAATTCCGTGTGCAAGAATACCAAATTCAATATTTACTTTAGGAATGAAAAAGTCAAGTGGATGCTTTGCAGGATTTGTATAGTTTCTATCATCCTTGCTTCTTGCAGGATAAAGATTGTCACCAATAATATCATACTTTACAGACGGATTAAAAGCAATAGCAACTTCTTTAGCTTCAGCAGCAGCCTTTGTTACCGTGTAAAGTTCCTTATCTTTAGTATCATAATCACCAACAGCAAGTGCAGTACCGCCGTCAATATCTACTGTTGCAATACCACCTCTGTTAATGCAACTTGGAATAAAATTATCTGTTTCAAACAAAACATTATGTTTAGCCATATTTAATCTCCTTATAAAAAGTTAATTAGTCATAAATGCTTGTAGGTTCATCTTTCTTTTCTGTTTGAACCATACCCATATCAAGCATATCTTTTTCTGTGTTCTTTGACATCACGCTCACATAAGCCTGTGCAAGAGCATTGTTTTTCCACGCACCTATATTTTCATAAGCACATTCTTTTGAAGCCTTTTCAATTTCTGCATATTTATTTTCGTCAACACTACCCTTAATTTGTGAAAGAGTAGACTGAACGATACTATCTTTCTTTGCAGTTTCTACATCGGCTTTATATTTTTCAAGTGTTTTTACTTTTGCCTTATATGTTTCAAGTTCGGCTTTAGTAGTTTCAAGTTCTGACTTTAGTTCAGCCATTTTTGTTTCGGTGTCATCCTCTTTTTCAGGTTCTTCCTCTTTTTTGGCTGTATCGTCATCGGTAACTTCGGCTTTTGTATCAGGTTCTTTTTGAGTATCAGTTGTTTCGGTTTCCTTTTCGTCTACCTTTACATCTTCCTCTTTTGGAGCAACCTTTTCTTTTTCTTTAGCCATAGTTTCCTCCTTTAATTGATTTTCTATATTTTCAAGTTTTTCTAAAATATCATTCATTTTTTCTTCTTGGTCTAAACCAAGTTTCTTATAAATTTTTTGAATTTTAGATACTACTGCTGACTCATTTTCTTTTTGAGCATATCCAAGAGCAGAAGCAAGTCCTTTTCGATTATAAACCCATTCGCCCTCTTTAATGTTCATTATAGGATAACCAAGTTTTGTTACTTGCCTATCTTCCCAACCCTCTTCAAGTTTCATACATACACTTTTTACAAGTGTTTTAAAGTTTTTCTCTTTAATAAGGTCTTGTTTAGCTTTATCGCCATTCCAATCTCCCTCATCAAGAGCCTCTTTCGACTTGTTAATAGGGTGAGATACAAAATTATCCTTTTCAGCCATTTTGTGTTCGGAATACTTTACATATTCCTTTTCAATTTCTTTTTCACTCATTTGAGTTAATTTTATATTTGCATTTGGAACACTTGGCTTATACTTTAAACCTAAAATTGTAATGCCTGTAATATTAAAACCTTCAACAATTTTTGGCTTATCCCCACCGTCTATATAATTCTTTGTTTCGGGTGTAAAACCAACAAGTTCCTCAATGCTTACATTTCTATAATTATGTTCACGAAATAATGAATAAACATCATTTGCATAAAGTTTTGACATAACTATATCTACCGAGGCAATTAAATCATTGTCATCATCATATCTATACTTTATATCTTGCTGTGGCACAAAACCAACGATTTTTTGATTTTCGGTATGTTCGGTAACATCGCCCTCAAAATTATCATATTCGGCAAGTACCCATTTACCTATAACAGTAGGAGCATATTCTTTAATTACTTCTTCACTATAAAGGTGATTATGTGAATTTTTCTTTGTACTTAAAAAATCAACTGTACCATATGCAAATTCATAGTCTTCATCATTTTCGTATTTTCGCCAATCTTCTATTGACATTTTTACTTTATTTTCAAAAGTCACTTACGGAGTTTCCTCCTTTCCTAAAATTTTACATATCTCATCTGTTTTAAGATAATATATTTTATCTACACCGATTTCACGATAAATCGGAATAAAACCTAATTTATGTAATTTTTTAGACTGTTCGGAGGTAACACAAATATAATCATCAATATTGTTAGGTTTTCCTAAAATAATCATATCATTATCTCCTATTGATACTCACGACTAACCGCTCCACCTTCGGCTAAATCACTGCTATCCTTTTGTGGCGCACCAACATCGTAAGTATTTGTATTAGCATTAAACAAGGCAAATAAAGTATTTTGCATATCACTATGTTTAGCCTCTTTTACCATTGTTTCAAATTCACTACCCTCATAACCTAAAAGAGTTCCCCACTTTCTTAAAGGCACTTGTATGCCTTTATCAGATAATTTTAAGTGAGTATCAATATCTTCTTTCCGCTTAAAAGGCAATGTACTACCACTAACACGAAATCTAAATTTATATCTTTTAGTTTTCTTATTTACAAAGAAATTTAAAAAGTTTTCAAATTGTGGATAAACTGCATTTGCAATTTCTTGATAATCAGCGTTTGCAGCCAACTGTGCCTCTTCTTGCGATAATTTTTCATCTGTATAAATAAGTGAACTATTTGAAGCACCTAACCCAGCACTTGTTTTAAGTTGATTTTTATACATATTACTATTATTATCAGCAAATTGATAAAGCCTTGTTTCTTCAAGAGGTAAAGCAATTTGCTTAATATTTTTGTTAATGCCATTTCTTGCCAATCTCATAAGTTGTCCGACAACTTTAGGGTCAATAGTAAAGGCATTTTTATTATTGCCAACATTGTCTTTATCTCTTGTCTTCATTTCTCCAAGAATAATTGCATTTGCAGAAATAATATCCTTATCTCTTTGTAATTTAGAAATTATATCATCGTCAAATACTGACTTCAATAAAGAAGTTAAAGGTGGAACAGTATTAAAATTGGAAGTATCGTATTTAAACAACCAACTTCCTGCATTTACCTTTGTTCTTATATAATTTTCAGCATTAAAAGTATTTTGCCTACCCAAATTTGACATATTGTCTACAATAAAGTTTTGCATTTGTTTGCTATTATCTTTACTGCTTTGTCCTAATTTAGAATAGGCTTGGGCAAGTGTTTCATCATAATTAAGAACATTTACATTTGAACCGTTAAAATAGTTCAAATTAAAATCCCATAAAAAGCCATTTGCCCCACTGCTTGTAAAACGACCTGTGAGTTTACAATACTTTTGTGGCATCATTTGTAACGAAAAAGACTCTTTATTATCATTCAAATCAATCGGAGTATCATCAAAAGTCTTTTCACTATCTCTAAGCCAACAAAAATAAGTATCTGTTTTGAGCATATTTTTGACAACATTTCTAAATTCTTGTTTCGCTTTAAAATAATTAAAGAATTTATCTACTCTTTTGCAATCCTCTTTATACTCTTCGCTTTCAAACTCATCATCGTCTACTATATTAATCGGAACTCTATCTATATCAAAAGCTAATAAATTTGTTTTATATTCTATTGCCCTTTTATAAATAGCATCCCAAGTTTCCATAAATTCGGAATAATCTTGTAATGTTTCAGCAGAATTTTTATAAGTAGCAATAGCTTGTCTTAAACTATCTCTATCAGGTATTTGTTCATTATTATTTAAGTCAACTAATGTTTTATATTCATTTATAGTATCATAAAAATAATTATTCTTATCTAATGGTGCTGAACTATAAAGTGCGTTCATAAAATCAATTACATTCCACACTTCGTCACGAGTTATAACTTCATCGCCCAATCGAAGACTACTCCTCCTTTCTTATTAACCATAATCGTAAATATCACTGAAATCATCTAAATCAATTTCAGTATCTTGTTCATCTTTCGCATACTTAATATAGACTTTGTTACAAAAATAATTAAACATTGCTAAAGTCATATATCTATCCTTTGTAGCCGTACTTTTTTCTTTAACCCTAAGACCTCTATCTTTAAATTCTCCTGTTAAACTAATTGCCTCATTAATAGCATACCTTGTTTCAACAAACGGTGCAAGGTCATAAGCTTTCTTTTCAGAAGACTTCAATATCCATTTACTGTCTTTCTCTTGAAGTAGCAATTCCATTTCAGAGTCATCTTTAAGAAAACTGATTATTTCATCTTTAAGATTTTTTATCATTGCACAATGCATATCACTATTAATATCAGCCGTGCCGACAAATGGGATAACTACTTCTATTGCTTCTGTATCAATAGTTCTATTGATTTTATCATTCATAATATTATTAGAACTTATTTGTAATATTTTATCTCTACATACAGTCCACGCAGGATATGTAATATCTCTTTCATCATCATATGTTTTAGTTGTCAATAAATCAAAGAAAACATTCCCCAATCCTTTTGAATCCATAACAAAATATGTGCATTTATAATCATAAAACAATCTTTTTATCATTACAATTTGTTTTTGAGAATTTAAGCCATTTTCGGCTTTTATATACTCTACTTTTCTTTGATTTGTTTCTATATCTATATTTCCTAATACAAAAACTGTATTATCGTTTTCTCTACCACCACTAACGGCAATATCCATTGTCAATATTCTTATTTCGTTTTCGTGACTAAAGTCATATTTATTTTTAATATTATAATAATAGTCATCATTTGTAGTTGGTAAAAAAGCAGTTTCAAGCACTTGATTTTTATGAAAATCATCATACAAAAACAAACTACCTTCTGTTTCACCAAGCCACAAATTCAAAAACTCCATTTCAAAATCCAAATCGTTTGTATTTTCTCGTCTTGTTAAATACTGATTCTTTGTTTGAATTTTATTGGCAACTGCTGTAAATATATCACCTGCAAAAAAGCCATACTTAATTCTTTTATCCGTGTAATGCTTTCTAACTACTGTTTTTAAATAAGTCCAAACCCAATTATCTTTCGTTCTTGCCGAAGTCATAAATATTTGTTTTGGCTCAATCATTAACCCATTAAAATTATATGGCTCAAGCATAGGCTCAACAATAGCGTCATAATCTCTTTTTTTTACAAGTCTTACCTCATCAGTTATAACTATATTTGCTCTTCCGCCACGACCTGTTTCATTACACGCAACAGCGAATATTTTACTACCATTGCCATATTCGATAACTCTACCACCTGTTGTTTTATCTTTTGTAAAGTTAATATAGCCATCTGCTCGTAGTTGTTTTAAAATAGGACTTATTCCTTTTTTATCACTACTTAACAGCTTATCAATTTTGTCATCAATAATTTTATTACTTTGACCTAAAGTAAGCGAAGTAATAGCAATTTGAACTCCGGGTAAAAGCAAGGCAAGGTCATTGGCGAGAACACCTATGGTAAAGGATTTCAATTTTGTTATCATATAGGCTTTTTATCCTATATTTCTTATACTGTACTAATTTTCGTATAAGTTCAGAGTACATTTTCATACATAAATACAGAGTATGTGGACACTCTTGGTGATATTATATTCTTTTATTTCAAAAGTTTCAATCACTACTCGTTACAATACTATTAATTTTTACATTAAATAGTTATCTCGGTGTTGTACTTAAAATTAGTGTAGTTTCACCGATTTTGCCCAATTTGCTTTATAACTATCTGTAATTCATTATAAAGGAGCATTATTATTTACTCAATCCTCTACTTGCAATAAACGCATAAATATCATATTCCCAACAGTCAAGTAATACTTGTCTTTGAAAATAATGTAGTGGTATTTTTAAATGTTCTTCAGTAAAAATATCAAGATTATTAAGATAAAATAATTGCCAATTAGCAATTCTCCTATCATAATCTTTTTTACTTAATTTTTTATTTTCTTTTATTTTTTTTTCTTTTGCCAAGCTAATAAGTTGTTTTTCGTCAATCAAGATTATATTTGTCTATGTCATCAATAGATAAATTAAAATCTCTATTGCCTGCCAACATATTTCCTAACGGTCTTAAAACCATATCTTTTTCATATTGATGTATTTTATTGAGGTCATAATATCTGCTTGGCTCTGAATATACATCCTCGACATTATTTTCGTCTACAAGTCTTATCTTTTCAAATAAAGACTGTTCCGAAGCCGTTTTAGGCTTATTGCTTTCATATTCATCAATACGAAGTTTATTCATATCTCTTATAATTCGATTTTGAACTTTATCTCTTGTTTCTTCACCACTATATGAACCATCATCAATTTTTCTTAATAGTAATCTATCTCTACATAAATCACGATAAAGGTCATTTTGCGGTTCATTTATGATTTCTACATTTTTTGTATATCTCTCATAGGTTCTTTCAAGATATTGATAATCTTCCGAACTTTCTTGTTTTCCCCAATTAAGTTCAAATTCATCAAGTTCTTTTTGTCTTAATTCTCGTTGTTCTATTCTACTATCAATATCACTTAAATTAACATTTGTTGCTGATAATTCATTCCAAATATTCTTTTTAGTTTTTGACTTATGTAATTCAGAAATATACAATCCCAAATAATTGTTCATTCGTTTGCCTTCTTTGCGACCTTCTTTCATTCGGTTTTCAACACCCGCCCAAACCTCAAGAATAAAAGGAATATCATTTCGCAAACAAGTATAATAAACGGCTGATTTCATACTACAACCATTTTTTATATAATAATCAATCATTTTTTGACAACAATCTTTACAATAAGGTGTATGCCCACTTGCAAAAGGAGACCAACTTTCGTAAAAATTAGTAGCACCTCTCATACCACTACACCCTAATTCTGTATTATTGCCGAGGCAAAGAAACATATCGGTTTCCTTTTTTATGTTTTTAGAAGCCAACGCTTTCACCTCTATGTACTAAAAAATAAAAGAGAGAACTTTTGCCCTCTCTTAAATCATATTTTACTAAATCTTAATTTAGCACTATTGTAAAATCTGCCACTTTACCTTTGTTTTCCTCATAGCAAATAAGACTTGCAGAAGCGTCAGCAGACTTTCTTATTCTCATAGAATAATCATCTATACCTACAACAGAAGCCACGCCAATAGCACCTCTACGAACACCACAGTTAGCATATTCGTTATAATGCTTATGTCCTGCAATAATATAGTCAATATTTATGCCATAAATTTCTCTATAATCTTTAATTGCACGACTTAAATCTTTAACTTCTCCGTGAATACCAAGAAAATTAAAGCCAGCAATAGTATCATAAATAAATCCTGTCTTATTTTCTTTAAAAGTAAAGTTAGGATTATCTTTATTTTTAATTTTAATGATATTAGCAATTATTTTATCTGTTGTTTCACAAAGATGTTCATTCTTTTTACCGTCAAGCAATCTTAATTCATCGTGATTACCTGCCGTTTGGTTATAAATGATTTTTGTATATTTTGATAATTCTAAAAGCCATTCGCCTATATAATTACCAAAGTTAATTGCACTATCAACTACACCATATCTTAAAGACCAAAGTTGAGAATTTCTTATAAAACCTTCTGTACTATCTCCAAGATTGTTAATGTGTAATTCTTTAATATCAAACAACTTTATTTTTTCAATGGTTTCAGATAAAATTGTTTCCATTCTCTGTTCAAAAATTTCAGGACTATATTCGTTAATAATTTCATTCATAAGTCCATAAACTTTAATATCTTTTCCATAATGACAATCTGCAAAGTTTAATTGCCAACCCAATTTGCTATGTTCAACAGGGATAGGCTTAATATTAACAGAGTTGCAATTTTCATTGATTGACTCAATTACTTTTTCTTCAAAAAGTTCATCTCTCGCATTTTCACGCAACCACCTGTTATATTCAAGTTTTTCTGTTTGTAGTTTCTTTCGTTCTTTTTCGAGTTCTCTTGTTTGTTCTTTTATATCATTCAAAAGTTCTTCGCTATCAGCAAATTTAGATTGATTAGCAACCATTATTTTTTGAAAAGATTGATATTTTTTTCTATAAGCACTTTCAGAATAATTATTGTCTAATAATTCATTAAGAATTTTTGCTACATCTTGCCAAGTGCCGATAATATCTTTCTCAGAACAGATACGATAAATCAATTCATCTTCTGTTTCGTTTTCAAATCTCTTATAGGTCATTATACTATTCCTTTTCGAGTATCGTCTTTATTTGAACTGTGTTTCCAACCATTGTATCTAAAAGTCAACAATAGGAACTTCCTTAATATTATCCTTTAATTCAACAAATATGCACAATTCGTTATTTTCATTTTTATCCAAAACACCAACAATATCAGTAATTGAATATGAGTCAAATTTATGTTTCATTATTGATTAACCACCTTATTAAGTAAATTGATTACACTATCCTCCATAGGTTTTTTAGGAGGTTTATGCCTTTCATAATGCGCTCTTTCTCTTTCTTTAGCATTTTTATAAATTTTTCTTGTTTTTATTTTAGGCAAAGTATAATCACATTCATTTACTGCCTTATTAAAAGTATCTGACGGTCTAAAGGTTATCTTTTCTTTAGGTTGAACATATCTTATAACTCCATCAAGATTTATTTTTTTGTCATATCCACCAACTTGTTTAATTTCAAAAATGCCAAATCTAAAAATACTTATTCGACCATTTAATTTGAGTTCATCTAAAATAACCTCATAAAGTGCTTTAAGATATTTTTTTGCAAGATTTGGTGTGGCATTTTGACCTACTTTTTTAGCAATAAGGTTATAAAAGTCATCTGTTCTTAAATCATTCGGTCTACCCATTATGCTTTACTCCTCTTCCTTTCTTTTTCATATCTATTAGAAGAATATTCACGGAGTCTTTCTTTGTATTCTCTTTTAACATTTACTTTAAAAACATCATAATCGGGTTTATCTTCCTCAATAATATGTTTTGTACTCTTTTCACCTATTTGTGAAGGACAATTTATTACAGTACCTGCTTTTTTACCCTTTTTATGCTTAAATTCTACTTTTGCAAAATACGGAATAGCAAAACTAATATTTGACCTATTATTTGATTTAATAAGAGTGTCAACAATATGGACGAAAGTTGTAAATACTTCATCAACTTCGTCAATGGAAAGAGAAGAGTTCCTTGCAATAAGTTTAACCATATCTCCACCATTTATGTACCCAAGAGTCAATTCTCTTGTAACTTGTTCTTCCGTAATTTCATTTCTTTTAATATGTTGCCTAAGAACATTCATAATATCATTTCTTGCTTTTTCATTGGTATCAATAAGTTGCACTGCTTCATCAGCCGAAATGTTTTCTTTATAATAAGTTCTTAAAACTTTTAAAATTCTTGATTTAACAAGTTTATTATTCACTATTTAATTCTCCTTTCTATAAAATTTACCTTTAAGGCGATAGCCCACAATTAAGTGGACTATCTTAAAAAAATACTTTGAGAATATAATTGCAATCCCATATTTATTAAACGCATTGGCAATAGCGTTGGAATGTAATAAAGGACATCTCCTCGTTCCCCTTCCATATTACGGACGCATTTCAATATCGAGAATTTGGCTTAACCAAGCCATTTTCAAGGCTTTTTCGCAAATAGTTTTCTGCAATTTTTTAGTCATTTTCGCCAAAAATAAAGCAATTTAGGAATTTTTCTTTGTTTGTTTTATACAAAACATTAAGCATTTTTCTTGTAAATTTAGATGTTGATTTATCAATAGGTCTACCTGTAATATTACTTTCAAGACCCAAAGCACTTTCAACAAGTCTATTAATTGTCACTAAATTATTCACTTTGACCTTTGAAACATTATCAATCAACTGTTGAAATTTCTCAATATTTTTTTCAACATCATTTCCTTGCTCTTTATTAGTTTTTACAAAAGTATCATATTCATCAACGAGTTTTCGTATTTTAGACATTTGCCTATGATTAGGTTTTCCCTCAATCTTAACAAAAAACTCATTAGTCGGAATAGTGTTTGTTGTGCCACTTGGCTCAATCTCATCTAAAATTTCTTCAAGCCAATTCATAGGACAAATTATATCATAGTTAATTCTATCATAAACTTTTTTCTTATTATTTCTAATAATCTCAAAAGGCAATTCTACACCATTTTTAGTATATGGAATATCTTTTGTATATTTCATAAATTTAGGATAATCGCATTTAACTTTTTTTTCTTTGTCATTATTTGTAATTATTGTTTTAGTTTTTTGCATACAAGACATATTTTGTATTCTATCAATTTCATCCATTCCATTAATTTCATACTCTCTTTTTGAGTTATCAATTATTACCTGCAATATGTTATCGTATAGGCTCTTTATCCTATACCTCTTATGGTTTCCCATAAGTTCAGACTATCTCTTTACCCTCGTCTTATTCGTTAGGGTATTCGGCACTCTTGCAAAGGATTATTGTTTGTCTACTCACCTTGTAGTCGTTAAACCTTACTGCCTACTTTTATGACATTCAGCAGTCTTGGTAATTGATTGACTTATGATTAACACTTAGCGTTCCAATTTTCACCGAATAGTTTTTGAAAAGTGTTTCCACTTAACCGACCCATTTTATTAAGCCACAACTGATAGAATTACAAAATTATTATACAAATCTTCATCTTGTTCAGTCCAATAATAACTCATAGCAAGTTGAGCTAAATTACTCGACCATCCTATTCCAAGTCTTGATTTAGCAAATTTATTATCCATTTGAGAATAAGCAAATTTTGTATTTTCGTATGTAATAGAACTTTCTTTTAGTTGATTTACAATAGTAGGAAATTCATCATAACATCTTTTTGCGCACTTAACCATAATGGGATTATTGGTTGCAAAAATGAAGTCAGAATCGAAATCTGCAATATGTTATCGTATAGGCTCTTTATCCCATACCTCTTATGGTTTCCCATAAGTTCAGACTATCTCTTTACCCTCGTCTTATTCGTTAGGGTATTCGGCACTCTTGCAAAGGATTATTGCTCGTCTGCTCACCTTGTAGTCGTTAAACCTTACTGCCTACTTTTATGACATTCAGCAGTCTTGGTAATTGATTGGCTTATGATTAACACTTAGCGTTCCAATTTTCACCGAATAATTTTTGAAAAGTGTTTCCACTTAACCGACCCATTTTATTAAGCCATTAGTCCTATCTTGTAAATCCGTTCCAATACAATTCACAGCCACAATATTCTCACTAAAAGGAAAATATTTTTGCATTTCTTTTGAGTAAGTATTTTTTAAATAACAAATATTATTTGGACTATTTTGAGGCGACCTTATGCCACATAAATATTCTCCGTCATTAAATCTTGTTGTATAACATTGAATAGTTCCCTGCTCTTGTTCAAAACAAGGGTCTTTAGTCCAATCCTCGCCAACTGTATATAACAGCAAAGCATAGGGGTTTCCACACATTGTCAAATTATCTGCGTTGACGGTTATTTTGCCTTTACGCAATTTTTCAATATAAGCAAAAATAATTTTTCGCTTTTCAGTCCTAAACCACTTGCTATTTGCAAAATCTTTATTTTGATTATATAAATCTGCCATCATTTCATAATGATTTATTTCATTTGCATTTAATCTTAAAAACTTTTCAAACTCATCGTTATCTTTCTTTAACCTTTCAACATAATCTACACTATATTGGGCAAGTTCTTTAATTTCATCTTTACTACAAGGCAATGAATTAACCATTTGATAACTCATTTGTTGAACATTTCCAAGTTTACTTTTATGGTCTGTTTTAACGATACCAAAAATGCTATTGTCAGCCTTTATTCTATCACACCAATATTTATAAGGGTTATCCCCCATAAGTTCTGTAAACTTTTTCCATTTAATTGCATTGTCTGTTGTAATAACTTTAATATTTTTTGCTAAATGTTTCACACCAAACATATCTTCAATTTCAAAAGTTCCATAGTCAACATTGTTTTCAAGACACCAATCTTTTAAAAATTGTTGTAAATTAGTTCTAAATCCACACATTTTAAAAAAGTGATTTCTTAATAACATCATTCCATTGACATATTTGGGCATTATAGAAGTTTCAACTAACCCCATACCATCCCATAAAGTGTTTTTTAAATTAACATTTTCTTTATGTACGACACATTTTTTAGTTGGTACTCGTATTTTTTTAAATACTCTTTTAGGCTTTTTACCTTGACTTAAAGCCTTTTGTCTATTGATTTCAGTTTTTTCTGTATCGATAACTTTTTTCTCAACAAAATACTCTTCAGCTCTAACAATATTTGCCATTGTTTGAAAATAACTATCTTGGTCTTTTAAAATTAAAATGTTCTCAACAGGAATATGAATGTTCCCTACAATAGTGCTTGTAGTTAAAGGGGCATAAGCAGACATTTCAATAATTTTTGCCTTTTTTTTATCCATTTTGTTCCCCAAACCCATAGTGAGCCATTCGTATGCTGTTTTATAATACTTTTCGTTAATAAAGATAGATTGCCCGACTTTGGCTTTTGAGGGCGTTCTAAAGAGCATTTTGTAATGAATTGTTTGTGTCTTTTTTATTTCTCCATTCTTATCTCTTGTCACATAATCAATAGAAACACCATTTTGATAATATTCATCTCTTATTTCTTCCATACTCTTTTTTACAAATTTATCTTTATTTCCGTGTACTGTATTTAAAATTTCATTTAATCGTTCTAATGATTTTTCATCTGCTTTTTTAATAAGCGTTTCTATCTGCTGTACTTTTTCTTCATAAGACTTTGAGCCAAAATCAAATTCAAGACAAACAATATCTCTTGTAGATTCGCCTTTGTAAACACTAAGACCTTTATTTATAATATAATTACTAAACAATGAATTATTAAACATTGCGTCAGTATAATCAAGCCTATCCCTTACTCCGAGATTATATTCATAAAGCGTTCCTGCTTTAATATTTTTAATTTTTATTCCAAACTCGGACAATTTATCACTCCTTATATCGCCTGTGTGCTTATATAAGCCATTTTTATATTAAAGGAATATAATTTCACTATTATTATATAAAAGTGTCTTATTTAGCCTTATAGAGCATTATAATTATATTATTTATTAAACTCATCTATTACAAATGCTTTTTCAACACCAAAAGTATTGTCGTAGCATAAATTTTCGTATAGACCATAAAATATTACATTTTCATAATCAGCCGAAGCTAAATCTTTTCTTTGTAGTTCGTGTTTTCTATCAGCAAATTTATAATATGACATTTCGTTCCACACGATTTTGTTATTCTCCTTTCGTGTTATAGATTACTTTTATGCTTTGATATTGAAATTTGTAAGCACAAAAGTAAATTTTCAATCTTTTCTTAATTATACCACATTTCATTGTAAAAGTCAAGTGTTTTTTTTACTTTACCACTTTATTTTTTTATATATTTATTATTTTATATATTTAATTATTTATTTATATCTATAAATATAAAATATATAATTATATTTATTATAATTATATTATTATATTATATATACTTTATAATATAATACTTATATATATATAATATATTAAATAATAATAATATATTAAATAATAATAATTAATATAATAATATAGACAAGGAATGGTACCAAAGAATGGTACCAAATCTTGAAAAATAACGTAAATTTCCATTATTTTAATATGTTTTGTCAACGATAAAAGGTATTTACTTTAAAGACATATAACAAAAAAAAATAATGAAATAATATATAATTTACATCTTTTTAAAGAAATCTTTGGGAAATTATCGGCTTTTCGTAAGAAAAGCTTTAATCGAAAAAGTTAAGACACGATAGTGGCTTAATCTTTTTGTCAAAAGTTAAGGAGCGTAGCGACTTAACTTGCGACAGCCTTATGAAATCTTCTTATGAAATCTTATGGGAAATATCTATGAATTATATGAATTAAGTTTTAATTATATAATAATTATATAAATATAATAATATAATAACATAACGAATAATAAAACGAAATTATATAAAAATATTTTAAACATATTCTATTAAGTTAAAACTCAATATTGCTTGATTAAAAAAAAAAATAAAAAAAGTTCTTGACATTTAGGTAAAACTATGGTATAATTAAGAAAATCGACAAAGAGGTGATATTTATTGAATTAGAATTTGATAAAAAATATAAATATCAACAACTATGTAGTATCTTTCAGCTTGAAGTTAAAAGAGGTTCGGCACAAAGAACTCAAATAAGTAAACTTAAAGAAAAATATGATATTGAAAAAAATAATGGCTTTTATATTATTCATAGAGAATATTCACAAGAAGAACAATTAGATAATATAAAATATCATAAATATAAAAAACTTATTGAGCCTATGTTATACACTATTTTGTCACAGCCGAATAAAGATGTGATAAGAATGGATATGCACGAACTTATGGAGTTTTTAGGGATAGTCAATAAAGATTATCATTATGCTAAATATCATCCAAAAGAATGTATTGAGCAAATTGATAAAGGTACAGTTGCAGGACTTACTATATTTTCAAGAGAGAGTGAACCTTTATTAAAAAGAATTATTGTAGATGTTCTTAAAGATATGCAAAGAAAATGTTTAATTAAAGTTAATATGATACCTATGTTTGCCAAAAAGTATATTAACAACGAGGACGGCAAATTATATACAAAAGTATGGGAAGCAAATAAAATAACAGAAATTCCTAAATTACTTGAAGCTAAAAGGTCAGTTCTTAAAGAATTTAATATTGAATATTGGGATGATTTACAATATAATCAATTTGGGAGAGCAAAAGATATTATTGCAGAACAATTAGGTATTGATTATTTTTATTATGAATATGAATTGATATTAAATAAGCAAGGACTTAATGAGTTAATTACTGAAAATTACACGGAATTAAAAAAAGCTCTTAATAAGCACATTCAGTCAAAAACTAAAATGTCAAAACAAGGAAATTTAAAATTCCTTACAGACAATGAAAAAAGTGTTTATATTGAACATTTTATCAATACCGAAAAAGATTATAGATTAAGGTATAAAAAGTGAATATAGATTTTAAATATTTATATGAAAAGAAAAGATTAAGACCTAATTCTAAAAAAGGTCACATTGATGAAAAATTATTAACGAAAGGTAAGAAATATGACAATAAAAGAATTGATGAATAAATTAAATCAAATTGAAAATAAAGACTTACCAATTAAATATTTTAGTTACAATGGCTATACTAAGACCATTGAAAATATTGAAATAAAAGATAATTATTTGGAGGTAAAATGATGATTTGTAAAGATTGTTACCATTATGATGTGTGTAAATTTTATAATAAAAATTTACCTGAAGAATATGACCCTATTGAATGGCAATGTGATAATTTCAAAAATAAATCACTAATTATTGAACTGCCTTGTAAAATTGGCGATAAAGTCCATTGTATAACAATAAAAAGATATGTTCCTTTAACATACAAGATAGTAGAAGCCGAAGTACTTGATTATAACATTAACGAATACGAAATTTGTGGTGTAAAAATAAGACCGTTAAATTCAGAGTATACATTCGGAATGAGTATTGACAAAATATTTCTTACTAAAGAAGAAGCAGAA